AAGATTTATTCCACAGTTTACTTTATAAAGTGTACTGCCATTCATGAAATTTTCCTGTGGGAGACAAGCTTTGCCGCCACAGACACCAGGAACAAAAATAACTAGTAAAGTCCCATTGAATAAACGATAGGCTTCTAGCAGTATAGTAACTGGTGTGACTGCTTTTAACGAAAGTTCCTCAGCATTCTACTCTTTATGAAGTAGTTGAGCCGAATCCACCCGCACCACGGTCATCCCGCGGCGGCAGCAGATCATTCAGTGAATCAACAAGAACCACCTTTACGAATGGAACATAGTCCTGTGAACAAAGTTGGAAGAATAGACCACCCTCCGGAACAACAAATTCAAAGTCACTGTGATTATCTGCGCAGACTAGCAGTTCACCGCGGTAGCCTTCATCAATAAGACCCACACTGTTGGCAAGACGAAGAGGTGTCTTAGAACCAGTGGATGAACGCGGAAGAATGAGAAAGGGACTGGGACCACCCATTGCCGAGATACAGGCTCCATAAATCTGGCTACTCAATTTCGCTGCCTTGCCCTTTGTCGGCGGGACTTCTGCGTAGAGTAGTGGCAGATTCACACCGGAATCGGTCGGCCTGTATGAGGCGATTACCTGCTGGAGAGCAAGGCGCTGCTGGGGATTCTCCGTGAAAAGATACAGAGTACGGTAAGACATTTTACTTGCGGTATTTGCGGGTTTTGCGCTTCAAATTTTTGCGCTTGCGTGTTCTGCTTAATCTACTGTGCTCCCGTATAGCATTTCCAGTAAATGGAGTAGGAGTAATAGGAGTAATAGGAGTAAAAGGAGTATTTCTAGCACCTAATGCTCCACTGGCTAATACAGCTGCTGCACCAGCACCTGCTAATCTTAAGAGCCCACCTCTGCTTGCCGATCTATATGGAGAAGGATTAGAAGGTAATAAACGATTACCTTCATAAGATTGTTCTTCATCTGCTTCATTAAATGAGGTTCTTCTTGCAATAGTTGTAGAAGCTGGTCTGGGTTGCGCAGGTGATACTGAGGCTGGTCTGGGTTGCGCAGGTGATACTGAGGGTGTTCTTATTTGAAAACCAACAGGTCTAAAACCAGCATTTTGTGAATTAGGTGTACGAATTCTTTGACGAGTACCACTGGTAAAAAAACTTTGAGAAAAAGTTCGAGGAATAGGAGCATTCACCCTAGCAAGACCATTCACTGTAGCAGGAATAACAGTAGTTATATAATTATATATATCGGAATTTATCAATTGCATTTCTCTTAGAAAAGTGCCCCAATCATTGATAAATATTTCTTTATTTAATTTTTCATCATTATAAATATCATAGGCTTTTGGTTCCATAGGTTCATTATCCTTTAAATTTTCTGTAAAGATTTCTAAACATTTATCAATTGTATCGTCCATTTCTTGAACAACTTCAGTGTGTTTACTTTTTAATTCATCTTTCAATCTTTCCAATAAATTGTCATTAGGCATGTCTTTAGAAAAAAATATATTTTCTACATTTGCGCCAATTAATTCATAGATTTTTTGCGTGATTATCCAGATGTCTTCTCTTTTTGTATTGGAATTTGTATAAGTTTCTTCTATAGCAGTCACACGCTCTGTAAACTTACCACCTCCATATTGTTTCTTTCGTTGTACTTCAGGTCTTAATGATACCCTTCTTGCTTGTCGTACTACGGCGGCGGCTGCGGCTGCTTCTGTAGCATCAATTTCTGCAGCAGATCTATATTTATTTATAATTACTCTTTGCTCATCTTTTCTTGTGTAATTTTGTATTAAATCGCGATTGTATTTACAAATAATTTCACGGTTTTGAGTATCATTAAATTCTGGAGAAGGATAATTTCGTTCTTTTATATTTGATTTCCAATTTGTATAAAATTCTTTATTAATATTTACAATATCGCATAAATCTTGTATTTTATGTATTATAAATGAATAACGTTGAATCGCCCATTTAGCAAGATTTTTTGTTATGTCCATATGAAATTTTTGAGAAGCAATTAGTTCTCTTAAAAGCGGTGTCCCATTTCCTCTCTTAAATAAGTTTGTGCCATCGCTTTGTTTTTCACCATTCAATAATTTTTGTAAAAAAAATGATATGACATCTAAATTAGGTTTCAATATTCCTTTATTCCATTTAACAAAAAACATTTGAGATTTTATTTGATTACAATGCTCGTGTGATGGTAAAAAATTAAGTGCGAAGATTCTTTTTATACAAGGAAGTGAAGTATCAAGATCGGGTGTTCCAAACATAGAACCCAGTAATTTTATTGCTAATGGATGTTCAATTTGCTTTTTTAAATATTTTACTTTTTCATTTATAAAAAACCCACATAACCAGCAATAATCAGGATTGCCGTTTATTTTTAAAAGGTCAAATTTATCAGTTTCAATACGCTTTAAGTTATCGTCTGATTCCCGCCTTGTGTTTTTATTTTGTCTAAATAATTCTTTCATGTTCTCAGCTATGTCAGCGGTTGCTTCGCTAGTTTGTATAAGAAAAAACATATTATAAATATCTTCTAGGTCAGGGGCACCCTCGGGCATTGTGGGTATATTAGGCACTATAGGTTCTACAGGGGGAGCAGGCGCTACCATAGCCCCTCTTGAGGATCTTCTTGTTGGAGCAACGTGTGTCCGTTGTACAGATGAACGGGGCCGTTCATTACTTACGCCTTCAAGAAATTTAGCTGTGTCAACACGACACTTATTAAGACATGTAATACAGTTTGTACCTACTGTGCTTTGAGCAGATGAAATCCATTCCGGATTTTTTTCGCATGATATACATGAGCAAGTTATGTTTTTTGGTTGTTTATATTCTGATACTTTTAGAGTAAAAGGATCATCGCATTGAAATGCTAAATGTGTTACTGAGCAAGGTAAAATTCTTGTTACCTCCATTCACCCTACTTTTATTTGATATAATCTTCAAAAGACTACATCAAATTATATTAAAAAAACGTCTACACATTCAGTGTGACCTTTGAAGCCATCTCCTTCTTACGTGCTATCGCCAAGTCGGCCTCGCCACCACCACCGAACATGTCTGAGGGCAATACATTCTCATCCTTAGAACCCGGACCAAACTTAGGCACCGCTACCTTAGAGCCCGCCATGCGCTCCCGCTTCTGCTCTTCATAGAGCTGTTCCTTCTGTGACTCATTCTGCTTATAGTTCTTCATGAGGGTGTTTAGCTGGTCCTCAGCATACTCCTGGTCGGCCACTTCACTCGGCTCAGGATCCCACGGTAACCAGAAACCCACCTGGCCAACATATACGTTGAAATACGGGTCAATCTTCTGGAGCGTCTTGGCCCGCGCACCCGCCTCTGCCGCCGTATCATAGACACCACGAACCTTGAGGCCACGGATGCTGGTACGGAACTCATTCTTGTTAAAGAACTCCTCTTCTAGCTTCTTCCGGTTCTTGAACATGAAATTCTCATATGCCTCCTGGATGCCCGTTTCCTTGAAATCTCGCATGTTGGCCTTGACATAAACTGCTAGGTCATCGGCGGCGTTCTTGGACAGAGAAGCACGAACCTCCTGCAGAATCTTGAGGGCATCATCGCGCCACTTCTTCGCCTCCTTGAGCGCATCTTCCTTTACAGGAAGGTTAGCACCGGAAAGGTCAGAACCCGACAAGTCAGCAACAGGTGCTCCCGACAAATCAGCCACTGGGGCAACCGCCTTCGCCTCCTCATATCCACTATTGGCCACCAAGTCCTCTACCTTCGTGACCGCCTTGGTTACTGCCTGAACCTGGTCCATCAAAAACTTCTCTGAGGCCGAAACCTTGTATTCCACCTCGTAGTTTGTTAGAAAACGATTGAAGAAAAACACATCCTTATTCGCCAACACCTTCTCCGGCGACAAAAAACTCAAGCAAACATACTTCTGCCCCGGAACTTCCTTGTCTTGCTCTAGCCACGTCTGATCCTCTGCCATCCTGGATAGTCTAGACAAACAATCTTTAAAACCGGAACGCAACAGCCAGAAAAAAATGTCAATCCAGGATATAGCAAATGGATGGTTTTTCAGTCGCCGATGTAATCTCCCGCGTAACCAAGTATCTCCTCGAGGGCCTCGCCGTAGCGGTTGCGATGGTACTCGTAATGAAGAAGAAGTCTCCCGACTATGAGGAGGTTCTCTCTGTAGCCGTCGTTGCGGCGGTTGTTTTCGGCATCCTGGACACGCTCGCCCCGTCTGTTGGGGGCTCAGCGCGGGCCGGTGCGGGCTTCGGCTTGGGCGCCAACCTGGTCGGCTTCCCGCGTATGGGTTAGACATTTTAATCCTTAATCACATTTGAGCCGCTTGTGTTCCATATTATATGTTAGCCAACATAATTGCGATTAATATATAATATTTTGACCTAACACGCATACCAATAGTGTTAGATGTAATTTAATCAACTATATTTTTTTCATAATTAACTTGATGTAACATCACATTAATTATGACTATAAAATTCCATGTCTCTATAAATTTAAAGCATTTTTAGTGCTGGATAGCCCCTGCCCCTCAAAATTTGCTCCTGCGAAGGAGCGCCACCCTCGGGATTCCACGCATGAAAAGCTGCACGTCCAACTTCATTTGTTAATCCCTGTCCAACAGCATGTCCTGGTGGTGCTCCTGAGATCCAGCGAAACGGAACACTATATTCATTCAAGAGAACATTCTTCTTCGTAACTTTTCCACCATAATCGGTAATTTCAAGTTCTATAAGAGGCGGAACATATGTACTACCTAAACCAGCATAGTATCCACCAGGGGCTTCGTCCAATACAATGCGGAATTCACCAATAGTAGCATCTATCTTTCCCGACTTGCTACGAACATCGTATGCCTGTTCTTGATTCGGATGGGGGAAACCGGAGCCACTAAAACTGATACCGCGTGTTAATGGGGCGGCTGCCTTCCACGCAATTGTGGCGGGGAATCCTACGTTGCCGTTGACAATAATTTTGCCATTCTCAACAAAAACGTTTGTGCTCATTACCTCTAGCAGATGCGGTGGTTTTTCTTACTGATCGCCACCAAAGGTTACTGGTCGCCACCAGGTGTGCCACGCGGTCCAGAATACGGATACGCTCGCGCGATGCTATTGTCCTTCGGAGCCAACGGTTGCCAGAACATTTCAGGGTCACCCGCAGCGCAGTTATTCATATCCTGAGAAGCTACAATAGGAAATGTATGAGGCAAAGGGGCGGTGTTCGCATACGCTAAGCTCTGCGGATCTGCCGCTTGTCCTGCTAATGACGGATTAAAGATACGACCTGTACCGATTCCAGCATAGTGCCCATTGATGACCTGGCATCCATTATACGTACAGACACGCTTGTATAACTCAGGAACCATTGTATCCGAGCATTTGCTAGACCCCATTTTAGTATTCAAGACTTGGTGGATTCCCTGCATGAATGAATCCGTATCCGCAATCGTCCGTTGACGAGCATCGTGCTGACCCCAGATTCCAGCAGCACGAACAGGGTAGGATTCGCAACGAGGGCGGTAATCAGTATAGGCGCGTCCATCAGCCATCCGGGCTGGTGCTCCCTTTATGCGTGGATAACTGGTTGTAAAACAACTCATTCGGCTTCCTCTAACCTACGCACAACATTTTGCGGAGCAACGGGACCCGCTGATGATCGGAGTACTTCTAGCAATTCAGTTTTCTTCATTGATTTTGTTACACGAAGACCACGCTCTTGGGCCAACTCGCGTAACTGTTTAGTCGGCATACTCTCTAATGGTGAAGCTGATGCTGAGCCCTCATCACCTACGCTACCAACAAAGAGCTTCTTGAACTGCGACTCCTCAGTCGGCTTCTTTGTGTTCCACCCCTTCAAAACCTCATCCTCATTTAAGTCAAGGATACCGCCAGGACGTAGGTCGTCGGCTTCAACTGAAGGCAAGTCAATGTCAAAATCCTTCATCGATTGCTCGAGCTCTTCAGCTACAGATTCAGGCGGTTCTACGTAGCGCTGGATACCAACCACCTTCTCCTCCTCTTCATTCGGCTTTTCAACATTGGTCTCTTCAGTTTCATCAGAAGCCGGGGAATTGCTGAACTGAACACCATGTGATTCATCTGTTACACGACGCTCCTGTAAAGCAAACCGGAGTTCATAGAGTACGTTTTCAAGCACACCCAGTTTGCGCTGTTGGGCCTCGATAAACGAGTAGAGCCAGTAAGCAACACCGCCCAGAATCAGAAGGAAACTGGCGGTCAAAAGTAACATATCCTGCGTCCCAGCGTTCATTCTTTTTAATCAGCACAAGTTTTATCAGATAAAAGACCGCGTTCTTTCAGGATTTCACGCACACTGCTCAGACTATTAATTCCGGATTGTATCTTATATGTATAAACCAGACAGTCACTGTTCTCCTTGCTTACAGATGCTTGAAGGCACAAAGGCTGAATCACCTTCTTTTCAGTATATGTCTCGGGTAGCCGGGTATAGTGTGTAGAAATAAGAGAAGCATTCTGAGGTAGAGCATAGAGGCGGTCCAAGAAAATGCGACTGGCCTCTTCACCGTCTATAGCATTTGTAGAATGGAAGATTTCATCCATCACGAGGAGTGATCTTCCAGATTCTTTGGCAGGATCCAAGCTCTCCAGAATCTCCTTCGCAAATTCAATTTCGGCCTCAAATAAAGAAAGACGCCCCAATGTATCAGAGGGAGATAAAGCCGTATGAATCTGCTTGAAAGGTGTAATTGTCATTCGCTTTGCCCAGCAGAAGCCCATGCTTTGTGCTACAATGACATTTGCTAGAATGGCTTTGAGACTGGTGGATTTTCCTCCACGATTAGGGCCTGTAACAAGACTGTGAAGGGATTTAGCTTCCAACAAGTCAATTGTATTTGTAACGATTTTATCTTTGGCTAAGTGTGGATGATAGAAGTTTTCAATCATCAGGCGGGTTTCCGGGCCCTCTGCGTAGGTGGGAAAACCTATTCTTGGCAGACTTGCGCATGTAATCATAACATCCACAATACCCACATTTGTCATCAGCCCTAGAAGGACATGCGGTCGATTCCAGGTAAAACCAAAAACGCCAAGTGTGTTTTCGTCTTGGGGTAAATCCTCGTGTTCCGGCAAATCCATATATTTATCAATTACAGGACCGGTCATTTTAGACAAATCCTTCCAGATGCCTTGAAGCTCAATTATGAGGCCACCCCGTTTGCGCATATCCTGTGTGATTGTGTGAAGATGCTGGGAAAGTGTGGCCTGTTGCCAGATACTAGAGCCGAACATGAATAGGGAAAGGAGCCATTGCATCCAACGTTGACCTACTTGACTTGGTGTGCCACCGATAGAGACCCATGGCGGTAATAGCATTCCTGCTATCATATTACTTTGACCACCTTGCTGTTTCAAAATGTGTTGTAGAAGTTCCCAATATTCGGGGATAGTAATATCTGCCTGTGTAGTCATTCGGATTATGACATATGGAAGAACAACAATAACAAGAGGAATGAACATGGTTATAGCAGGAAGTAACCAGACCTTCCATAGATTTCCCGCCTCTAGCCACAGGGGACTTTCATTCAGGAAGGCTGCAAATGAGTTTTTTTCCCACAGGATCTGAGCATAGTATTCTTTGAGGCGCTCATCTTCCATTTCCACTTTTTCTTGGAGAGCCTTCTCTATTTCGGCTGCTCGGGTCAATAGCTTGAGAGCACGGCTTTTATCTTCTGGCGTCTTGCGAAAGTGTTGCCGAAGTTTTAAGATAACATTTCGGCGCTTCTCTAAGACTTCAACGTCGTCCATGGCCCCTTGGAAATACTTCACTAGCCGTTCATGACCCCAGTGGGTCTTTGGACTGATGTCTTTGGCTAACTCCTCAAAGTTAACATCAGCCTCTACATATTTACCGAGCACCATTCTCTGCTTCTTTCGTGTGTAATGTATTGTGGGTTTTTCCGCGGTTTTAAACTCTTAAATTTATATCAGAGTCTAAAAATGACAACTGAGCCTAAACTACATTTGTTAGTCTTTACCGATAATCATTTGTGTAAATTAGGAATAAATAACTATACAAACATGGCCGTCAAATTAGTTAATCAGGCTCATCAACTGAGTATATTTAGTAAGATTCATGTGTATACATCAGATGAACTTTGTAGAAAATATCCTGAATATCAAGAGAAACATATTGAATTTTACAAAAAGAATTTTGCTGAACAAAAGTTCAAGGGATACGGTTATTATCTTTGGAAACCTTTTTTGATTTGGAAGACACTATGTGAAATTCCAGAAAATGATGTTTTAATTTATACAGATGTTGGATGTGAATTCCACGTAGCTGGAAAACCTCGTCTTATGGAATACTTACAGATACAGCAGGCTAATATTCATAAGAATTTCTTTTTTGATGGTCTTTATGAGATAAAAGATTGGACAAAAAAAGATACAATGCTTTTTTTTGGAGCTGAAGACCTGGCTACTTCGCATGCTCTTGATGTAGTTCCAGGCTTACTTTTAACAAGTAGTAATAATCATAACCGTTTCTTTTTTAAACTTTGGTACGATTCTTGCTGTGAATATCATTTGGTGGATGATAGCCCTAGTATTGCTCCGAATGAATCCTATTTTAAGGATCACAGACACGACCAATCTATATTTTCTATATTAGTGCGCAAGCTTTGTAGCAGTGCAACTCATAATCTTTTTCATGAAATACAATTTAATGAATTCTGGAATAATCCGTTATATGGGAAGTTTCCCTTCTCAATTCAAACTAATAGAGGATAGAATTTTCACGGGGCCTTGGTTTTCTGCTGTTAAAAATTTTGTCTTATTTTTCTTACAGTATTCTCTGCTTCTTGGCTTTTTCTGCGTCTTGTATAGAATGTCTCCAATTAAAACACTAAAAAATTGTTCCACTAAAGACTATAAAACACGAAAGTGTGGTAATTTTCAAGCACTTATGTTTTTAGCGAAGGGCAAAAAAGAGCATCTATTTTTTCGGACTGTTGCTGGTAGAGAAGTATACTATAAGTCCATGCTAAAAGGTAAAAAACAGTTTAGTGGGTTTAAGAGATATTCAGTCTGCTCGTCTACAGCATTTACTCGTAAGCAGCGGAAGTGCTAAAAAATTTGAAACACACTAAACTACAACTTAAAACCAGAGAAAAATGGCCACTCTAGCAATGTCATCCTTTGAATCGGAGAAAAACGGATATAAAAAAATGTCAGCAATTACTACTAAAGGCATGAGTGGAAATGAAATTCCGGAGGCCCTCCTGAACGTCCTCTCAATTCGGAGTAAACCTGGACTCATCTGTCCGGAGGATATACGCAGTCGGATTGCACAAATCCGTTCGCGTGTAGAGTCGTTTAGGTCCGCTGGAATTGTAAGGAGGATGCCGTCCGCAGAGTCATTTCCCTCAGCCCGAGGTGCGTATTATCCTACTGGTGGAGGTGTCGGTAGTGAAACTACACGGACAGGAGGAAGTGGAAACGCATTTGGTCGCCGAAATGTGGGTCGTAATGATAATACATTTTGGAACAGGAGTCCCGTTGTTGCTTCTCAAGTACCAATGAAACAGACACCGATTCAAGCAGCACCACCTACTGCTTGGTCTGGTCGTCCTAAGTTTACAGCCACTGGTCTAAATATGTCGAGCGCAACTGTGACTCCTAGTCCAATCGTGGCTACACCTGGAAATAGATTCAAGACGCTTGATCAGGAAGAGACCGAGGAGTCTCCTTCTATACCTTCCCCTTCAGTCACAACTCCTATTACACCCGTAGGAGCAGGTGGATATGTGAAGTTCAAGAGTAAGTTCAAGAAAGATGCAGCCAATGCGAATGAGCTGGAAGATCGTATTCTGGGTCACATTCGGGCGAAGATTAATAAGTTCTCAGCACAGAACTATAAGAAGATTCTAAACTTTCTCCGACAGAACATGGATTCAGAGGAGAAGGTGTTTCTTGAACAGTTTATGGCGCTTATCTTTGCTAAGGCAGCAGAGGAGGATACATTCGTTGCTCTTTACGCCCAGCTTCTAGCAGATCTAACTCCTGAGTTTCCTTTTCTCAAGGGTGAAATGCAGAAGTTGTTTACAAGTTATCTGGATGTGTTTGTGGACGCGGATGGAAAGGAGGACCAGACTTCAGCAGAATATGGAAAGTTTCTAGAGGCAAATAAGCGCAAGACGCATCGTCGTGGGTACAGTCTCTTTATTGCGCAGATTGCTTCAAAGGGTCTGATTACAGAGAAGGAACTGCTAGATACCACGCTGGCTGTAGCCCGTTCTCTTATTGTACATGCTTCTCTTTCCGAGCAGAAGTTGCTTGTTGAGGAGTTGGCTGATTGTTTGACAAATATCTTGGGCGTAGCACACAAGTCTCTGAATGCGTTTGATGAGATGCAGGCCATGATTGTTGAACTCAAGGGATTGACGGCAAAGGCTCCGGTAGATTTGCCCGGTCTGTCATTCAAATCCCGGTTTGCTCTGATGGATTGCCTTGGCCAGTAGAATATTATCACACTATTAATTAGAAATGTCAGCTGCTCCTGCTCCTGCTCCTGCTCCTGCGCCTGCTCCTGCTCCTGCGCCTGCTCCTACCGCTGCTTCAGGTGTCTTAGGTTTTCTTGGTCTAGGCGGTAAGCCGGCCAATAAGGTTGCCAACAACAAGGGTACCAATAAGGGTTCTGCTAACAATGGTTCTGCTAACAAGAGTGCCAACTCGGCTGCTCTAAATGCGTCTCTTGCTCCGGCTGCTGCCGCTGCTACTCGCAGACGCACTCGTAAGCAGCGTGGCGGTGCCCGTGGCAAGACGATGCGTCTCCCTGGTGCGCGTAATGTCCTCCGCGTTACGGGCAAGACGGTGCGCAAGCTTGGGCGCGTAGGCGTCTATGGCTTGAAGAAGGTTGGCAACGGTGTTCACGTTGTCACGGGTCTTCTCGGTAGTGTACTAAAGAAGACACGCAATGTGTTCCGTGGCTTGAAAAAGAGACGTAATCAATAAACAAAGTGAAGGTCGATAAGATATATGTTATATAAATTAAACTATTTTTTGTCATTTTATGACTTGTAATGGTTCAAAAGAGAAAAAACTTAAAATTTGACGGCAGTAAAAACTCCTGGATAAAAGCAATCCAAGCAATAGAAGATGCCTCCGCAAAAGAAGTCAAATTCCAAGAAACCTAAGAAGACTGCTGACGATGACGACAGTAGTGTAGATAGCCGGGGCAATATCCGCAATTTAATTGAGTATGAGGAAGAGGAGGATTCAGACTACGAACCTAGCGAAGAAACGAGCGAATCCGCAGTCGCTAAGCGTGTTCGCAAGAATCAACGGGCAAAGAGGGGCTTAAAGGATAAGAAGGTCAAGAAGTTTGCTCCTAAGAAGTCTGCTCCTGTCAAGAAGCAGAAGCCTTCAGCTAAGAAGTCAAAGAAGAAGGTAGAATCGGAAGAGGAAGAGTCAGAAGAGGAGGAAGAGGAAAAAGATATCGAGATGGATGAAGATGTTGATGAAGAAGACGAAGAGGAAGAGGAGGAAGAGGATGAAGAAGAGGATGACGACCATAAGAATGCCAAGGCAACAATTGACTGGCTTGTTCTGGGTGGAGATGATGAAGATGACCCCAATGAGCCCAAGAAGTACAAGATGAAAAAGGAATCTCCCGAGGTTCGGCGTTTTGTAGAAATCCTACAAAAGCAGAATGAGGGTGAAGAGGAGCACATTGATAACGATATTACATATTTTAAGACCCTTCCAGCAGATAAGAAGAGTGCGCTTCTAGCAAAGATGGAAACGCGCCTCGTTAAGGTCGAACAGGCTGTTCCGCTCAAGTTTCAGATTCTAGAAAAGGCAACAACTCCCGAAATCCAAGGCACTGCTATGTCAAAGTATCAGGCCATGACAAACATAGACCCTTCATCCACCGAGTATTACAAGTGCAATCACTGGATTAATGGATTTATCCGCCTTCCTCTTGGTGTCTACAAGAATCTCCCTGTTTCAGTCGAGGATGGCCCCGAGAAGTGCTCTGCCTTCGTATCCTCTGTTCAGAAGTGTATGGATGCTGCGATTTATGGACAGGATGAGGCCAAGCTCCAGATTCTCCAGTTTATCTCCGGCTGGATTGCCAACCCCAAGTCTGCTGGAAATGTCTTGAGTATTCACGGCCCCGCTGGTATTGGTAAGACTACACTTGTTAAGGAGGGCATTGCGAAGGCGCTTGGTCGACCCTTCCATTTCATCACGCTTGGTGGCGCAACTGATGCATCCTATCTTGATGGCCACTCCTATACATATGAGGGCTCAACGTGGGGACGTATTGCCGAAGTACTTGTTCAGAGCCAGTGTATGAATCCCGTCATCTACTTTGACGAGTTGGACAAGGTATCCGAGACGCCTAAGGGTGAGGAAATCATTAATCTGCTGATTCACTTGACGGACGGCGCGCAGAATGACCGCTTTCAAGATAAGTATTTCACAGGTATTGATCTTGACTTGTCTCGTTGCCTCTTTATCTTTAGTCATAACGATGACGCAAAGGTAAATCCTATTCTCAAGAACCGTATGTATAATATCCGCGTAAACGGGTTCAATCTCAAGGAGAAGACCATAATCGCCGAGCAGTATCTCCTGCCTTCTGCGCTCAAGGATCTCAATCTCTTTGAGAAGGTCTCCCTTCCTACAGAGGTCATCAAGTACATCATTGAGTCATACACAAATGGAGAACCGGGTGTCCGTGAGATGAAGCGGGCCATCCAGACAATCGCAAGCAAGATTAATCTTCTGCGTTTCTACAATGATGATAAGGCGGTGCCGTTTGCCATCAAGAACTTCAAGCTTCCGTTCACAATCACTAAGGATCATGTTGAAGTTTTCCTAAAGAAGAAGCCTGATGTAGATCCTAGTATCGCGCACCTTTACTGCTAGAACCCTATTTCCCATATAACTTTCGGATATAGATACTATGAGTATCATATCTGAATTTATTTTTTTTCATTCATTATTTCCTTTGCTTGCGGGTCTTCCGCTTTCTAGCACACACCTCTGTTCTCTTTCCGCCTACCCATTTGGTCTTCAATGTTTTTGATCCTTGTGTTACAAATGATTTAGGTCCAATTCGTGTCTTTAAAGATAGTTTATGTTGCCATACATGTGATGAATTCTCTGCAGGCAAATGAGGTGACTTATTTATCCATTCGGAGCATGTATTTTGTGGAGTCTTACTGTTTTTTTCCACAGGAAGAACTACAGAAGTATTAAAACGGATGGGTTTGTTATTATTATTGTTGACATTCCATCTATTATTATTATTGTTTCTAGGCGCCATTCCTATTATTATTAGCGAATTAAAGTGGCATCGTCCCTACCATCATATCATCCACAACAGATGCTTCCTCAGTGAACCATGACTTCATAGACTTCATGCTGTCACTGACTGAATTTACGATTCCAGCAATCTCAGGTTCCTTTTCCTTAGCACCCTCTGTTGCTACAGCAGAACCCATCAAACCTTGTAAATCAGAAGACCAGGCATCAAAACCACCCATGAACGCAAGGAGGCCAGTAAATATGCTTCCAACAATGAAAGTCAGACCACCTTCTGTAGGTGAAGGAAGGTCGTTAAACTTGTAGCTCTTGTAACCGGCTCCTACAATTAAAACGAGGATACCGCCGGCCAGGGCCATCAATGCCTGTAATTTCCAATCCATCATTAATGATTTCCCCTTTTTTTCTGGCAGATTTTACACGCGTTTACTCAAGCGTCTCAAAATCATCCACATCTTGATACGGCTTTTCCAAATCCTCCGCATCGGCTGTATCAAGTCCGCCCACTTCCTGCCCAATATGTATGAGGTCGTTATCTTCCTCTTCATCCTCGTGTGTCGGCTCTCTATCTAGCGGATTTTCAATTGACTTCATTTCACCTACATTTGACTTTGTTTCATCAAAAACAGAAACCATCTCAGAGAATTGTACAGCAGGCTCTGTGTCAATCTTAATGCTGGCTGGTGTCTCCAATTTTAGTACAGGTATTACTGCTTTGATTGCTACAGGAATATCCTTCTCATCCGCCTTCTTGGGTTCTAGCAGTTCAGTAATCACTAACACGGGCTTTGTTTCTGTTTTGGGAACAACGAGTTCAGGTTCTACCACGGGCACAGGTACAGGTTCCGGTACAGGTTCCGCTACAACTTCCGAAACAGATAACGGTTTAGGCGTAACTTCAGGAGAAGGAGGCGCTGCTACAATCTCTTCCTCTCCAGACTTTATCAAGGCATTTTCAGGGGGCTCCTCACCATCACTTGCCGGTTCCGTAATGTATTCCTGTAGAATCTTCTTGATAGGTAGCATATCGCGAACCGCTGCATAAATCGCCTCTTCAATGATGGCCTCTGCTTGAAGCATGTTTTTCTGACGTTCAATTGATGTTAACCCTTCATCTTGAAAAAGAAAAGGAGCCTTCCAGAAAGACTTGGCTGCCTCCGTAAATACACGGTGAAGAAAATGGTCCAACTTGGGAACAGTGATGGTTAGTTTCTTGTTTTTCTTATTTACACGCACTGAAGCCATAACTTTAGTGTGCGCAATAAAAAGCGCTGTCATCAATTCCTCCAAATAATCACACCGGGAGGCTTCCACGAGCTTGGTCGTCTCATCGGCAACAACATCTGAATTCCACTTCGGAATCTCTGCTATTTTTTTTTGAAAACGTGAAAGAATAAACTGCTGGGACTCAGACCATAAGTCCGCGCGGGTTTTTCTGAAGAATTCTAGCAGAGGATAAACAAGCTTATTAGCCATCTGCTTCTGATATTCTACGCGTGCCTCCGAGTAAGTTGCGGATTCCATTAATAATTGCCGTTTTTCTTTTATTCCCGTAGTTACGCACTCAATCCTTCAAGTGCCATTAAAATAGTCTGTGACCGAGTATGAACGCCTCCAGGTGTTTCCATTATCCGTCGCCATAATTCCATTGTATTTCCATCCAGCACAGTTAGTAAACCAATTCGCGGGTCAAATCCGTTTGAATGAAGCGCTGTTTCCCATTCCACAATGTCTCTAAGAGTTTTACCCTTGAGATTTGGGGGACTTAAACAAAGTTGAGATAAAGAAAAGCCGGCAGCAGCGCCAAAACCTTGTAACAAAGCCCACCGTAAGTTTCCATTTGCGAAACGTGCTATTGCCTGTGTTGTCACTTGATTGAGTCCTACGATGCGTCGTCTTAGTTCGTATTCAATTTCCATTTGTGATAGCGCAGACAGTTGAACAATTTGACAGCGACTGCTAATTGGGTCAGTGATTGCTGTTGCGTCCCGCACTTCAAAGATACAAAAAATGTGGGCAGAATACACTTCCAGCATACGACGCAAAAATGCCTGCGCGTCATCGGATAAGACTTCAGCGTGCTCAAATAGAATATAGCGAATTACCTTATTTCCAGAACCTGATGAAAGCCGTATAAAATGCTTTATTGAGTCGCGCTGTTCACGCAGACCGGAGTCTGCGTAGCAATTAATAATAAGTAATTGTGACTGCGGTGCTACTAATTTCCAAAAGGTGGATTTTCCGATTCCTACTGGGCCAACCCACAAAACGTGCGTGGGTTTCTGCTCTGCCACAACAGTAGCCCATTTTTCAAACGTGTTTCCATTTCCCACCAGGTCTTTATAAGACCGCGGTGCGTGTGGATCTAATACTTGTGTATTCATCTATCAGGTTAATTGAGGGTGGATTTAAGCCCGCCCTGAAGCACGGTCAGCTAAGTTGATAACATAGGGATTTGCGTTCAGTGACTTAACTGAATCCGCATTGAAGCGGTTCGCAGACATATCTAGTTTTAGAGGAGCACGATACTTCACTTGGCCAATGACTTCTGTGCCAGAAGCTGGGCCATTGACACGGTAAATCGGAGGCTGGCGGTCATTGATGTAGTCCGAGTCCAACTTGCGCATAGAGACATTCATCTGGTCCTCGCCATTGAAGATGGGTAGATTGCCGTTTCCACTGATAGGCTGACGACCCTTTGCTACCGTCTCCATCTGGGAATACTGACGCATATTGTATTCCGCATCGTATGTACGAGCACGCTGGCCTTCAGTAGAGGCGGCTGAACCCGTATAGGCTGAGCGCGCTGTGATACCCGCCTTCTGATTCTGACGAACACCGTCAGGGACTTGTAGCAGAGGCTTATTCGGTGCTCCCTGTAAGCTGACGTTCATCATCTTATCCGGCTCAGATAGTGTGTTTCTGCCTGTAACCTTTGCGATATCATCCGGATCATACACGGTCAACTTCTGCGGGCCATCTGCCGGTCCTGCTATGCCGAGCCAGTCATTATCAATCGTAGTTTCCTTAATTGTTGTGCGTGCGATATCATTCGGGTCATAGACTGTCATGGCTCCAGGTATTCCCGCTCCAGTCGCAGAGAAGTTGCCTGCTCCACGAGGGTTTCCAAGCATTTCCTCATTACGAGTCGGCTTGGCAGCGTCTTGAAAGCGAACCACCGTTTCACCCTGCGCCGGTTTCACGTTGAGACCATGGACCTTTTCACCTGTGAAATAACGCTCGTTAGGACGGATATCAATCGCTGACTTGCCGTAGTCATTCTCCTTTGAGTCAACGGTGCCAAAGTAATTCGTGGCATCGGCGTTACGCCATCCGAATTCACCATGCTGGCTGACGAGCGGGGCCTTGAATGAGGGAATCTGGTATTCCTTCTTGAAATCCGTTGATGCTGCTGTACCAAAGTGCTCCTGCGTGGTTTCAACACGGGCCTGGTGCTTAATAATTTCAGTTGAGCGCCAACGGTCGCGCTTGTCTGAGCCACCATTCGCAAAGTTACGTTCGCCCTTCTGGTTGATGAAATATGTGTCAGGGTGATACTTACGTACTTCACCTGCCTGACCCCTGTTTGTTACAACTGACTTACCCGGATTTATTGTTCCACTGTAAGTTAACTTAGGATTATTCTCAGTGCGGATTTCATCCGTAGACCGGGGCCGAGCATAATCAAGCGATTCGGCCTGCTGGTAGCCACCGGAAGGAACACTTGTGAATCCTTGAGCTAAGCCCTTGCCTACGCGGATTTGCTCAAACGGTTTTTCATTCGCCCTGTTCTGGGGACCCACCATGCGATCCTGCATGAAGTCGCTGTGGGACTCAATACCATTCGGGTTTCCAGTCGGCTCGCGCTGAAGGTCAAAGAGTGGTCCCTGCTCCTGCTTGTTGAACTGCGTTGAGGCTGAGCCTGTGTAGTTGTCCAAGATACTCCGATTACCCGTATCCGTCATATTTTGCTTGACAGAACCAGCAAAGAAGGGAACCATATTATTGTGCGTGAATTCACCGGCATCCATTGAAATACCTGTTAGAGCAGAAACCACCTTCTGCCCACGGGAATACACAGGCGTTTCCTCAACACCATCCAAACGCTGCATCACCATGGGGGATATGCTTGAGATGGGCTCTTGTGGAGCCGGAACAGCGGTATCAGAAAAGGCAAATGATCCGGAAGCGGCCTCATTCTGTGTTCCGTAGTCAGTGGGCAAACCTTGAGTATCTGAGGGTTGGGGTTCCATATTAATCATGCCTCCAGCAGGAAGATTATATTGAATATCTAATTCGCCACTTCGGGATTTTAAAGGTGATACGGGTGCAGCGCGAACACGGTAAGGACCACCGACTTGATTTAAGGGTGAACCAGATTCAAAGCCTTCAAGTGTGCGGGGAGCCTTTTTTATTACTGCTTGGGCAGGTGGTGCCGGTTTAGGCGAAACATAATTAGCAATAACATAGCCGAAGCCTAGGACACTGGCAAATGCGGCAATCTCCATTCTCTAACAGTGGATATTAATTTTAAGCCTAATAAATGCCTAAAATTATTATTTCTTTAAAAAATTTATTGTAGTTTATTCAAGCGGTTCCATGATACACTCGGTGGGCCTACCGGAGCAGGGCATTCCACCTGGCTTTCAGGAGGTTGCCACTGATTCTGTGTAACCGGGACCACCTGCTTAACTTCCTCACGCGCAAGCAAGCTCTCCGACTTGCTGTAAAAGGGGTCGCTCCAGCTGTTGAGCGGTGTAGGAAGAGCGGGGGCCGGATTATTGGGCTTAGGAATACAGGGGCGGTGGGAATCCTTGGATAAGATACGTCCAGGGACAAACCAATCAAACGGAACCATTACATTCTCCTGCGGGTTCTGGCAGAGCCACTCAAAACGATTCCAGCCCGTGCCTCTCAGCGTACAGGGCGGGTCACCCAGACGATTGAAATTCTGCGGGAAAGATGACTCAGGCATTGGTGTTGGCTGAGAACTATTGAACTTATTCTTATTGGGGTCATAGGAACCGCAGACTGACTTGGTTGTTGTGCGATTGATGTTGAAAAGATCAGATTCTACATCGGTTTTCTGATGTTGAACAAGTTGAGCAGCGCCCCACTTCTGAAGACGAGTGGTCGGCTCAGGCACAAAGACTCCCTGCGTTCCATTAGCCGGAGAGCCGAGTTGGTAGCGTCCAGCACCTGTTGTGACACGTAGGTCATCCTCATAATGGCAAGGGTCGGAGCGTAAATGTGTCCATGAATAATCTGTAACTGAAGCCATGTTACTCTACTGTTCGCCGACAATTCTTTTAGATAATTCTTCCAGTTTTTTTATGAGATTTGTTTGGAGTGTGATAAAAATAATTGAAATAACAATTTCTCCGTGAAACTCAGTTGACATATACGGCCTGTAGGCAAGCCTACCTGGAATATAAAAAAGGAAAGGGACTGCCTTCACAAGTTTGCGAATATAGAAAACAGCAACAGCAAGCACAATAGTTTGGCCCAGAACTTCTAGCATGAGTTCCCATGTTGCTTTTTTGGGGTCAAACATAGGAAACATGACATTTGTCCAGGTGCCGACATAGAATGTGACAATTCCGTATAGAATTACATATTGGACTGTCTCTGTAATCTCATTCAAACGAACTAAGTTCATATTGAATAATTTGCGCACACGTGATATAAAATGAGCCTTTCCATAAGGTTCAATTTGTATCATTCTCCTCTACTCTTTGTCTAGAAACGCCACGGGTTTCCTGTCTCTTGTACAAACTGTGTGGGATAGTTCACACCCTGGTAACTGTTCATCTGGGACGTCGGCAAATGCGTTGGCCGTGTGGTGATGAAACGGCGTTCACCTGTGGCTGCATTTGTATAACGGATTCCTGAGGGCCAATTCGGGCAGGCCCCAAGGCCTCCTAGCGCACACTCAGGAACATACTGCTTGAAATTACACTTTGTATTAGGACGGGTTATGCCCTGTAAATCAGATTCAACGTCCACCATCGGGGATGAGGTAACAACACTGACCTCATTTCCACCAACGAGACCGAGCGCATTCCGGGTAGGCTTATTCAGGTAGAACTTATCAGGAATCATTGAATAGCCCATTAAAGCCTTGCTCTGCTGGTCCGACTTATAGACGCCCTGTACTACTGAGGCCGGGGCGTAGACACCTTCATAAGAGTTAGGTAGAACTGACATCTTCTATTTAGGGCCGAATAATTTTTTATCTTGCTCGGCACGGGCCTTGAGCATTTCCGCCATCCGTTTTTCTAACTCAGAAGAAGCCGGACACTCTGGAGCCTTAGTACATTGCTCAAGGCCAGAAAAACGCAGCTTAAAACATTTTATTTTACGCTGCGGAGGCTCTTGTTTATCAGCCGGCATTTTTTCTTTTCTCTTAAGTAGGATGAATCTTTTAAAATATATTGTTGTTGCTGCTTCGCCCAACAAGTCGTATTTTCCAGTCGGCAAACCCGTCACAGTGAAGCAAATAAAGTCAGAGCAACCTGCGCCCTTACAACGTAAGGAGCGCACGCGCAAAGCTCGAATTTATAAGCACTCAAATTGAGTGGCCAATTACCAAAATAGGTTTCTGTTAGATGCCTTTCTTGTGTTATTACGATTACGGTTTCTAGCATTCTTGCTTGAAGACCGGAGCGCTTTCTTCACGAGGGCCATTTTTTTAAACGTGTCGTCATATCCGCCCAGAAGTTTCCCTTTCAGATAAATCTGCGGAACACTTGTTTTTCCCGTCGCTGCTAGAAGTTGTGACCGGTCCTCAGAGTCAACGTGAACAAAACGTGGTTTCCACGGTTTTAAAAGCGCCTTTGCTTTCTGGCACCATGGACATTCGGGGAAACCAAAGATGACTAGTGGGTTTCCAGCAATAATCTTCTTCATATCAATCATTTTCTCTATCTTTACCATTTAAATTCCTTAAAAAGTGTGGAAGTACAGTTAGGCAAACGATTATTAGGTGAAGCACGAACACCCATAAAGGAAGGTGTACATTGGTTGCCGAGGACAGGATTTAATAGAATTGACGAAAAATTCGCGGCAGATGTGTAACAATCCACTGGCAAAGTAACGACTAATCCCTTGGTATTATTTGTAGCGGAACAGCATGTTGCCACACCCGCTTGCTTGAATAGATAATTATCCGCACTGCTAGACCCTGTTGTTCCAAACATGGCAATTGTCTTAATATCGCAGGGTTCTACGAGACCAAATGTGGATGTTGCTTGAATAAACCGACCGCTATTTCTGTATTTTATTTCAGTTGTTGTCTCAGATGCGCTTCTGCCAAGTTTATTGGTGGCCACGTATTTTGAGGCCTGTTCTCTCCGAAGACGTGTTAGACGGCTAGCATCCATTTCTACTATATAAAACAATATTTTTAGAGACTGTTATACCGATGTCTCAAGTGACTCTCGTAATTGATTACAGGGAAGCCTCCCTGATTAAATGCCTACAAGACATACAAGTTCCACACATAACAGAAAATCTTCCACTGGGAGATGTCTTATTCCGTGACCTCAGTGGTTCACCTGTCGCAATCTATGAAAGAAAGGCATTAGAGGATTTTGCTGGATCGCACTTGACCAATCGCTACAGAGAACAGCGGGCTCGTTTAATGACAGCTCGGTCACAAGGAACAATAATAGGATATCTGCTAGAAGGGGTTTGGTTCTACGGCGATAGAGAAAGGGTCTTTGGAGATCCTACGAATACGCAAGGGAAACGTAGCACGGTGAATGAGACAATGTTGCGGACTCTAGCATATCGCCTCCAATTCAAATACAAGATTCCCGTTCTTCAAACGGCAAATGTGCTGGAAACCGCGTACACAATCAAGCATCTGAATGAAATCTTCCAGCAAGACCCGACGTATTTTAAAGAGACACCAGAAGAAGACTTAGCCGCGGCAAAACAGGCTACGGCAACAACAGGGAACTTTACTGCTCGGCGCAAGGACAATGTAAAACCAGCAGTGGCGATGCTGATGGGGTTACACGGTGTTTCTTTGGTGAAGGCGGAGGCTATTCTTACGGCTGTTCCTTCTATACAAGAACTATGCTCTAAGTCCACAAAGGAGATTGCGGATGTTCCTGCTGGAAAGGGGCGAATTGGGCCGAAGTTGGGTACGAATATTCACGGGGCTCTTCATTGACCTCTGTTTTTACGTGTACGCCGGGGTTCGTTATTGTTATTAGCAGGTCTAAGACCTCCTTTAGGAAGCAAACCTTCACGTTCAGCGAGTTCTTCTGTAGTTAAGTTTTGAGCAATAGAAGGTTCAATCGCATTAGCAGGATACGTATTATATTCTGGAGGAGGGGCAACTCCTTTAGGGCTCATTTTTGGAGCTACCATTGGTCCTTGATTTTTTCTAAAATTATTGAGATTATTGGCAACATTTGTTGACCAAACACTATTTCTGCGACGAGTTTGACGGAGTTTTCCTGCTAGACCACCAACTGTTCCGTTGTTTCTTCTATTATACACATTTCTGTTAGAATTCCGATTCAGGAAAAAAAGACGATCTCCTACTTGAATTGTTTTGAATGTCTTTGGCGGAAGAGCAGGAACATTTTCATTTTCGTTTTCGGCGGTGCCTCCAACAGCTTGCGCTACATGAAAACGACAATAAGAACCTTTACATGGAACTCTACAGGCTTCTCCCGTTTTTGTTTTTCCTTGGCACGGCATCCTATAATGTCTGCCCAAAAAAATTGTCTTATTTTTTGCTTAGTCTATAAGCCCAAAAAATTGAACAGCGCTAACCAGCAGATTTGAGCGCAGACAAAATGCCTACCTATAAGAATGTGGATGATCTCCGTCAGTATATTCCTCCCGATAACGGCTTGGACTTGGATAAGACAAATCGGCACATCGCAATCCTTGTAAAGGGAAATAAGATTCTAGCAGCTGCCATGAACCAGTTTGGTTCGCGCTCCTTTGGCTCTGGATATACCTATAATACGATTCACGCAGAGATTAATGTGATTAAGAAGCTTGGGAGCATCAAGAAACTTAATGGTGCTACAATGTATGTCTTCCGCACAGGGAAGGGTCAGAATGAAGACAGTATTTGTCACAGCAAGCCATGTGCTATCTGTGAGAAGTTGCTGGGAAAGTGTATGCGGGAGTATGGTCTTAGGCGTGTCTTCTATTCCGTTAATCCGGATGGGTCATGTCCCACACCTTGCCGTGTTCACTGAAATCCGAGGAATGAGGATACATCCAGCTTCGCAAGGTAACAGGGTACACTGGGCCGTGTTCACTGAAATCCGAGGAAGGCATAAAATCTACCAGAAAAAATCTAAACCCTCTTTTTTTATCGTGGTAGTATAAGGATGGGAAACATACATAATGATTGTCTTATATGTTTTGAAAATCGGATATGCCCGCCTTTATCCTATGGATGTTGTCATTTTGATATCTGTCCAATCTGCTTAGCACGATGGAATGAGGTCAATAACGGAATTGAACGATGTCCTGTCTGTCGGGAAATTCAATATGAGAAGCCATTAAAAATATGCTTTTTGCGGTGTAGACCTCTAACAGAACGACAAAAATTTCTTATAATTCAAATACTTATTGGACAGATGGTTCTTTGCATTATTTACATTTTTTTTGAACGAAAGGTAGTTACAATAGATGATTAAGAATTGTCTTATTTTTTGATTACTCCATAAGCAAAAATTGTCTTATTTTATGAAATAAAATTGAGTAAAGCGTTGGGCTTAAGAACCCCCAGCGAAAAATCCCTAAAGAAATGTCCGGAGGTTCTAGCAAGGCTGTTCAACGAATTATGAAGAAGGATATGCCTTCTGTAATGAACGATGACATGAAGAGCAATGGAATCTATTATTTTCCGGATGAGAAGTCAATTATGAAGGGCCTAGCTCTAATTATTGGCCCCGGTGGCACTCCCTATGAGGGCGGTTACTGGTTCTTCTCTGTGGAGTTTAATGCGAATCATCCCTTTGATCCTCCCAATGTTCAGACTCTTACACAGGATGGTAAGACGCGTTTCAATCCCAACATGTATCGCGAAGGCAAGGTCTGTCTTTCTCTGCTGGGAACGTGGCATCATGGCGATAAGTGGTCATCTGTACAGACGCTTGGCTCAGTTCTTCTCAGTATTCTTGGCATGGTTCTAACGGATGTTCCTCTGCGGAATGAGCCCTGCTTCTCATCTTTTGATAAGCATCCAACGTTTGATCCTTACAATCGTATTATCTTCCACGCCTCCACAGAAAATCTCCTCCATTACTTGCAGTATCCGCCTGTTTATCTGCCCGATGAATATAAGGAGGAAATCATTACCATCATGAAGGAGCAGTTCATAAAAAACAAAGACACGCTTATTAAGCGCTGTCATGAGTTGGCTGTGATATGGGATGGCACGAAGGAAATCAATGAGATTTTCCGGCTGGAAGCAACATACCGTTTCAAGACAATTGCGGACCGACTAACAGCAACACGCTTTTAGTTTACCATATAATTAAAATTGAAATATTTTTATTGTAGCGTATATATCAAACTATGGATCCCCAGTTCTTTACTCGTTCATTTCTTCAAGGAATTCCGGAGCAACTTAAACAAAAAAGAATTGAACACCGAATTGAAGGCATTATTCGTGGTGTCCACGAACAGGCTGGAAATGGAAAAACCTCATATACGATTAATTCCGCAATTAGTGATCCTACAATCACACTTGATGAATTTGTTCTTGCCATACAGAAAAAGTTTCCAGATTGTGATGTTTCAATCAAAGAAATTTTACAGGATGTAAGAGTAAAAAGTACTAAGAAGAGTGCTCCTTTTATTGAAACGACTTCTATGTTTATTGTTATTGATTGGTCGTAACCCCGTAGGCAAACAAAATATTTTTGCTTTAAATCCGCTCCTAAGTGCGTTAAAAATTTGACCCCGGTAACCCCGCATAGAATAAATCAACATGGAGCAGGAAACGAAATCTTTGCTTACGTTCCTATCGGAATGTAGGGTCGGCCCCGCAGAAGCGAAATCGGCCAACGTCAGGGGCTTCCCCGGCCCGCAAGTGGGTAATTATAAGATTAAACCGAAGGATTATGACGCATTCTTGGACTCTCTTCATCAATATATCTTTGTAGAAGGCGGTGCAGCCAATCTGGTAGAAGTCCATCGCGACTTTAGTCCAATCCTCATTGATTTGGACTTCCGATACAAGAGCGGGGGTCCTCTTGAGCGCCAATTTACCGACGAGCATATCTATAACTTCTGTATTGGCTATGCTAAGATTCTGTGTCACTTCTTTCAGATTGAATCCCTAGAAGAGCCACTTCGGTTTATTGTTCAGCTTAAGCCCGGCCCCGAGAAGGCGGTCAAGAACAAGGAGCCACTTCACAAGGATGGTATTCACATCATCTGCCCCGATGTTAGTGTTACGCCCGATATCCAGCATGCGCTTCGTGGCTATGTCATTGAGCAGGGACTTGTCCAAGAAATTTTCGGGGAGACGGGTATCATTAATCCCATAACGGATATCTTTGACCGCTCAGTCATCGCACAGAATGGCTGGTTCTTCTATGGTGCGTGTAAGCAGGACCAGCATCGGTATAAGAATACCAAGATGTTTCTGCTGGAAACCACGGGGGAGCAGACGATTCAGCTGACTTCCAAGTCACTTGACGAGTACACAAATCGTCAGATGCTTTCACTCCTTTCAATCAGGAAGAATCACACCGAGCTCAACTTCTGTGATTTGCGGGAGGAGCGACAGGAAGCATGGAATAAACTACTTGGAACTTGGCTAGCAGGTGATCCGAAGGCAGTTGTAACAACAACACAGGAAGCAAGTACAACTGAAATCACCGCAGACCAATCTGTAAGTGTGCGGGCAGCCTATACAGCAGAAGATGTCGCAATGGCATTTCGTCTAGCACGAGAGTGTTTGAATCCAGATTTACGAGCAGGAACCTACCATAAATGGGTCCATCTTGCCCTTTGTCTTCGAAATATCTGTGACAATCAGGAAGCATTTGATACTTGGGTTCACATTAGTCGGCGAGTTTCAGGTTACGAGCACACGAGTGATAACGAATTTGCTGAAAAATGGCTTTCTCTTCGTGCTTCACAGACACAGATTGAAAAGCAGGTAAAGATGGGAACGCTGTATCATTGGGTCAAGCAGGATAACTTTACTCGTTATGAAGAAATCCGTGATGAAGATAATGTGGATTATGTCTACAATCATGATTCTGGTACACACGTTGAGATTGCGAACTTGATAACCCGTCTCTTTCGCCATGAATATCGTTGCTCTCCAATGCTAAAGAGTTATGACTGGTTTCATTACGAAGGGCATTACTGGAAGGCTATTATGCAGCCAATGGACCTTCGTGGTGCGATTAGCACTCGTATTCGGCATCTTTATGTTAAGGCTGAGCGGAAGGTTTGTGACATTGAACTAAATCCAAATACGTCCGATGATATGAAGAAGAGTCTTACCGAGAAGAAAAAGCGTCTGATGAAGGTTAAGGAGAATCTGGAGAACTCCAACTTCAAGGATTCTATCATGAAGGAGCTAACGGAGAAGTTTTATCAAGAGGATTTTAGGGACAAGCTTAATATTAAGGTCAGTTTGCTGGGTGTAGGAAACGGTGTTCTTGATCTTGAGGCAACTGATCCAGTAACAGGAAAGATGACTGTGGAATTTCGGGAGGGTCGACCGGATGACAATGTAAGTCTTCAGATGGGCAAGCATAAGGCCTTCTCAGCCGTTAATTATATTCTATACGACCCTAATCATAAACACAACGCAAGTATCAATGAATTCTTTCGGAAGTTGTTTCCAAGGGATGATCTGCGGGAGTACTTCCTAACGCTCCTTTCAGCCTGCCTCTTTGGCCGGAATAAGGAGCAGAAGTTCTATATTCTACAAGGTGAAGGCTCAAACGGTAAGTCTGCTCTTATGCGTCTTGTTGAAATGATTTATGGTGAATATCAGTGCTCAACGCAGGCTACTATTATCACCCGTAAGCAGGATGGTTCTGGGGCAGCAGCACCTCAGCTTGTTAAGCTCAAGAATATGCGCTTTGTAAGTCTACAGGAGCCGGAGGAGGGAGAGAAGATTAACTCATCCCTCATGAAGCAGTTGTCAGGTGAAGATATTATTTCTGCTCGTGGTCTGTATCAAGGTTTGGAGAACTTTGCAATTGTTGGTCGCATATTCTTGTGCTGTAACCGCTTTCCTCCCGTAAATAGTATCGATAACGGTACTTGGCGTCGTCTGCGAGTTATCAAGTTTGAGTCTGAGTTCCGAGACCCGGAAGCTTTTAAGGATGCGCCTCACATGAAAGAAATGGCCGAAAAGAATATCTTTCCGAAGGAGCCGAGTATTGAAAGGTCAACTGAGCATGGATTTCCCGCTTGGCGCGAAGCTTTTCTTTCCATGCTAGTGTGGTATTACAAGGAGAAGTATCTTGCTCGTGGCTCAGAACTACATGAACCTTCTTGTGTAAAGGAAGAGTCCGACAAGTACAAGTCTGACAACGATTCATTTGCTTCTTTCATGCAAGACCGCCTTGTCAGTGAAGTTGGCACTGAAACAGAAGTAAAAGATATTCGGAAGGAATATAAGATTTGGCTACAGGGAGAACCCGATAAGAAGCCCTTGTCTCCAGCAGATGTCCGTCAGAAGTTGATTGACAAGTATGGAAAGCCACTGACGCGCAAGGGCAAGGAGATGTTCCAAGGTGTTCGTATTGCTGGTTTGCTAGAGGATGTCAGCGGGAACTTTATTGCTGAGGAGCCAGCAGAAACCAGTGAGGCAACAGAAGTAGCAGAGGAGGAGACCGTTGTTACTGAACAACCGTCGCTAACCCTTATTGAGCCTGCTTCAAAGAAGGCCGGAAAGAAGAAGTAATATCAACCAATGTTTTGAAGTAGATATAATAAAAACAGTGGAAAAATGAACCACATCAACAGAATCAAACTGATCTGTTGATTGCTGGTAATGGTAGAGAGACTAAAGATAGCAAATGTAACGGGCACTAAGTTAAGAACAATAGCTAGCCAGAAACCGGCTAGAACCCAATTATCACTATTCTGCCAGAAAGGTCCGGCCTGTGCTAACAAAGGATTTGCAGTTAAGAAGTCACGCCGAAAAAACTTATCATCGTGTTTCAGATTCACAATATTTTCAGTCTTTTCTTTTATTTTTTCATTGAGATAGCTCATGTATTTTCCTTGAACTGATGACTTATTGGAGCTTTGGTTAACAATACCATTCAGTGTATCCCCGCTATCTAGCAGTCCATCAATGAGCGTTTTTTCACTGAGAAACTCTTTTTCTTTTTCTTCTGCTTTTCGCATTCCGCCATAAACTTGTTCTTGACTCGGAGCGTTTCCTGTATTTGCCGACGCTGTGCGGACTGCTTCTTCAAGCTTTGCTGCGTTTTGTTTGGCTTCTTCAATCATACTTAATCCTCCTCGTAATCCTCCTTTTGCCATCCCTACACTTTCTTACTATTTTAAGGACCGGTTACACCCGGGGGAGGGGGCATTGAACCTGTTGTATAATTCGCCTGTACAGGAAGAGAAGACGTCATATCAGCAACACCCGCTGACAGTGCAGCTGTTGCCGCGGCGCAGGAAGATTCAGCCTTGAGTGCTCCGGGGCTGTCAGTGAACTTCCGCTTGTTCCAATAGCGAACATCGCGTGTGTACCGGGTATAGTTGAAACGATACAAAGCCAATATCGCAGCAGCAGAAGCAATCGCAAAGACAATATACTTGCCGAACTGGAAAGGGATAACATTCATCTTTCCAAGCTGAATAACAATGAGTGAAGTCACCAGGGCCAGGAACGCCACCTGTAAGAAAAACAGGGATTCCAACTTATTCTGCGCATACCACTCATTTACCAGGAACTGGCGCTTCGTGTTGTCCATGTCAAATGTTAAAGCAGATGTGTTTGAGTTTGCGATCTGGATGATATTATTCTGCGCGGTATTGAGATCTGTGTTACGCGTGTCATAATAACGCGCATGGTGGTCCATGTCCATGTATCTTCCCATATCATTCACTGCCTTTTGGAAATTACCGCGCTTAATCTCAAGTGTCTCTCCAGTTTGGCTGGCGATACGGTCATTCTTGTATTGCTGCGCTTTCACCGGGTCAGTTAAAAGCATAGATTTGAAGTTGATTTTCTCAATATCGTCAAACGCTGTTGACATGTTGATTAATTCACTCTGTAATTCAGCCATCCTCTAATCTAATTAAACATAAGTTTTATTGGATTAGTGTAAATCATATTTTCCTTATGTGCTCTGCTTGTAGGCGGTGTAGACAACGCCCAGAGCAACAACATTTAGAATCGCAAAAACTGTGATTTGTACGCGGAGAGCCCTGTTCTTCTCCTCCGTATATGCCATCATTTCCTTCTGCGTTGTTAAGCGCAAATTGCTAGCACCAAGCTTTCTCTTCATATCAGACAACTTCGCGATATTTTCATTAATTAAATTGTTACCCGCGACGTGTCTACTTCTATATCCATCTACACGCGTTGCCCGCTCATTTGCTACGGCATTCATGATTTCCAGGAGACTCTGAAGACGCTTGTTCAGGTTAGTGACAGTTGATAACATTGACTGTGACAATGAGATATCGCTCTTATTATCAGATGTTAGAAGGGTTAGGTATTTGGGAAGAATGTAGGAATACCGGTTCTCGTACCAGCAGTACTCCCGCTTTACTGCCTGATAGAACTGTGTGTCAACCTGTATCTGATCGTCAACCTTAACTTTGTTAATAGGCCACGTGCCTGCGCTCTTCAGATTCGAAATTTGAGCATTCAGGGACTCGGTCGGGACTCTCTGTCTATCATCCAAGTCAAAGCCAGAAAAACTGACACCATTCGGGAACATGGCTGTAACTGTGCTATCTGTGATTGATGAATCCGCCGAACAACCATCTACCGGTCCGGCTAATGTAGGGAAATCCTTGCGGAAAGAATAATCTGTAGCAGTGCTCATCCTATTCTACGTCTGTAATTTTGTTGACCTGTAAATATTTGTCTTGTAGGAGGTATTATTGGAGTAATTCCTGCTGAGACCAATGCCTGCTTGCCGAACGTGTATATATTATAAAGAGCCGGTGCTAATAATGAGATTGTAAAAAAATTAATATATGTTTGATTGCTCAGAGGTTTTATCATTAAAAATCCAATTGTGTGAGAACTTTGAGCACCACGACTATTTAATGAATCAACCTGTTCTTGCCGGGTTTCCTTGCGACGCTTCAGAATAGTCTCTTCAATTGCTAATCGTTTTAACTTTGTATCCAACATTAAAACCGGTTCGCTCAAATTACCTGTTTTATTCCGCAAATCTTCGAGTGATTCATTAATATCCCATCCCAAGCGCGCAAGTTCTTCTCTAGCAGAACCCATTTGTCTTTCTAACTCAATAAGTTGAGGGGAACCGACCTTATCCGTGACAACTGCTCGTCTATAAGCATCAACTACAGTAGTAAACTTTTCAATTAAGGTATCGCGCTTGGAAGTCCAGGCATCCTTTTTTTCCTTCGTCCAGGACATCTCTGCTTACGGAACACATAATCTGTAATATTCAGTTAAACCCGCTGTGACTGAAGGGCGCTCAATCTTAATAAGTTCTCCGGGCGTCAGGCCCAGCCATCGCGCTTGCATGTCAATATGATACTTGATAAAAGGAAACCGGTTATTTGTCAGAACGTGAAGTTCCTTCTTGAGGTCAGCTACTGCCTCAGCAGGAACGCGAGTATGCTTAGGAACAAGTGTGTGATTTGTCGGATTCATGATGAGTTGCTTGATGTGAAAGAATGAAATCTTAACCTTCTTCTGCCAAGCGTGTAGCGCAACAGCATCAAAACACTCGTGATAGGATTCGCCCAGAATAAAGATGTAATCCGTATTTTCAGGCGTTTCCAGATAATTCCACTTTCCAGGGCCATCAAATTGACGACGCTGAATAGTAGGCTTCACTTTTTCAAAGATTAGATAGACAATTTCGCAAAATTCATAGGGTGAAGACGGAGCATCTTCACGGCGCTTCACGCGAATTTTCAGTGGAGGAGCACCAGGCATATTCAGTGATGCCATTGCTAAATTATAGACAGCCGATGGGGCTTGTTCTTGATAGGGAGTTGTGTCATAACCGCGGGCCTCCAGCAGTTCAAGTACAATAGGCCTGCTTCGTAGAACTAAATCTTTTATCTCGGGGTCCATGTTCATCCCTCTATTAAATGAAAGTGTTCAAATTTTAATCATCTGCCCCACCTTCGCGTTTTTCAACATCGGCCTTCTCAACGCGAATTGTTGTTGATCCACCCGGTTTTTCTGCCTTTACTCCAGTTGGTTGCGCACCACCTTGCTGTTCCTCCACCATACGAGCAAACGCAACTCCTTTTTTCTTGGGAATATATCCCTGTCGGCCAGTTGTCGGACGACCCGCTCCTCCTCCACCTTGAGATGGCAAAACAAGTGTAATTACATTCGTAGATGTTCCGCCTCGTTGGCTCATATTTGGTAGTGTTATGCCTCCACCACCGCGCTGTTGGGGAGGACCGGCAACATTTCCAAGGTTCGTGTTTGCAGGAGATGAAGATCCGACAGTTACATTTCCTATGCCTCCTCCTTCCACTGCTGGGGCACCAGGTAGCGTAATCTGTACTGTTTCAGGAGGAGGCCCCGTAGCCACTGCTTCTTCAGCCCTCTGCTCAGCTTCAATACGAGCATTGCGTTCCTGCTCCAACAAACTTGCGTTTACAACGGGTTGTGCTTCGGGCTCCTGCTCCTTCTCCACATTTACCTTGATTTGCTCTATAGATACGGCACTGGGAGCCCCCGCAGCCTCTAAGGCAGGCGGATTAAAAGGCGGTAGTTCAGTCAATTGAATCTTATTCCCTTCTTGTGCTGTCCAATCCCATGTCTCATCCTTCAGACGTGCAGCCGAAGAAGAGGAAACAAAGCGCATTCCCATATTCATATAGGTACCGAGTTCTTGATTCAAGAGTTTGAAAGCATACGGCATCGCAATCCGTGTAAATGTTGTGCGACTACGTGTTACAGGCTTCACCATCTGTATTGTATCCGCCGTATCTCCAACAAAGCGAAGAGGGCCATCGCAAGAAGGACACACAAAGATGCCCTCTTGTTCATTATATATTGGCATTTGTCCGCAACTATTACAGACATAAAACAATGATTCATCCGAGCATTTCATCATACGTTCCTGTAAGAAGTCTGAAGCACCATGCGCAATCATTATGTCACGTTCCATCTCTCCAATACGTAAACCACCTTCATTTCCGCGACCACCTGTTGGCTGATGTGTGCGCATTTCCTTTCGTCCTGCTCCGCGTGCGTTAATCTTATCCTTCGTTAAATGGCGCAGACGCATAAAGTACAGCGGACAAGAGAAAACTGATGCTGTGTATTGCCGACCTGTATACGGAGCATACATGATTTCTTCACCGTTTCGTTCATATCCTTCTGCTTCAAGAGCATCACCCATAAGATCGTGATGGCTTTCATCATTCGTAAATGAAGTCGCATTCATCTTTGCCCCATATTGTGCACCCACCTTGCTCGTAATCATCTCCATAATCTGCGCTACCGTCATACGAGACGGGATACAATGAGGATTCACAATAATATCGGGCACTAATCCGTTCTTACCCCGCGGTAAATCATAGGCGGGCCGAATCATTCCAATTGTTCCCTTCTGTCCGTGTCTGCTGGAAAACTTGTCACCCAACTCTGGCACACGCATTTCAAAGATGCGAACATGGATTAAACGGAATCCATTTGCTTGATGGAGGACTGTTACTTTCTCAACGCGTCCCTCTGTGAATACAGTGGGCATCACACTAGAATCCCGCATCTGGCCCGAATCTGGAAGTGTCATGTAGCGACCCACGAGCACAGTCTTGTCTGTAATCACTGAGCCCTCCTTGATAATACCCTCATCATCTAACTGGGAATAGTCCACACCCGGTCGCAGAGATAACCAGTTTGTTACAATATTGGGATTGCCAATTCGGATAACAGCCCCCGAATCCGCATCTTTTTCTTCGACTGCGTCATATGTCTTATAGGATAAGTGCCTGAAGAGTCCGCGTTCAATTGAAGACTTGTTAAATAAAATGCCGTCATCCATGTTGTAGCCATCAAAGGAGGCTAAAGCAACAGTACAGTTTGTTCCATATGACATATTTCCATCGGCTATCAAATCATAGTACAACGTCCGAGCGACCGGCGCCTCTCCATAGCACATCTGCGTGCCGTATGTATCAAAGCGATTCATAAATTGTGTGGAATAAAAGCCGATGCCCTGTTTGCTCTGCGAACATGACAGCTGGTTACGCGGAGACTGATTGTGATTGGCAAAAGGAATCATAGACCCAACAAAACCAAACATCGTTGAGGGGTGGATTTCACAATGCGTTGTGGCTGCTTCCATGTCAGTTGAGCCGTAAAATGCTATAAGGGCTTCATTCTGCTCATTTGGATCAACATATTCAATCGCTCCAGCAGAAGGTCCCAGTCTATCCACATACTCAGCAATGTTCATGACACCGGGGAAAGGGTCAAAGAATCCAGTTTCAAAGAATTCACGGTCGCGTGTTTCTGCTAGAACACCCTTAACTAAACCGCGCCAAGCAACTTCACCCATTCTCATAGCCAACGGTGAAATTCCCTTATCGTGAACAATCCATAGAGGCCGGCAAGGACGTCCTTCATCCATGTAGATTTTCACCGTTCTGCTCGTGCGATTAAAACTGATAGATGTGGTGGGGCTCATACATCCCGTCTGCTTCAAAAGTTTCAACACACGAACAAGAAGTTCGGGGTCCTTGATAAATCCAATTGTGCCACCGTTCAACTGAATCCGGCAGTAATGCTGACGCTTGTGTTGGTCACCCTTATCGACTGCTACAACACCGCCTTTCCCTAACAACCAGGCCAACATTGTATCCGTTTTTTCAGCCAATGAAAAGATTGTAAAAATACAGGTATTCTTTGTAATACCAATACTGAAACCGGAGGGAACTTCAGAAATACAGAAAAACCCGTACTGGCTGGTGTGAAGACGACGAGGGCCAGCAGATTTCAACTGGAAGTCCAGTGAAACACGACGCACTTGACTCATCGCATCCATATAACTGATTCTTGCTAGAGGCTGAATGACACCCTTGCGGTCTCCCCACTTTCCTCGGAATCCCCGCATAATTCCATCATTCAATGTATTATCTGCTGAGAGCATCTTGGGCAGATTTCCCTCTGAAAAAAGATTTAAGAAATTCAAGCCTTGGTAAATGGATTTATTGTAGTTGTATTCTTCATCCAATTTCCGAATAAATGATTTGCGCCATGTGGTCCAACTTTCAGTAAAGAGTTCGCGGACGAGCGTTCCAGCAGTAAAATATCTCTTATTGCGAATATCATCGCGGTCTGTGTTTTCTTCTAGGCCGGCCGTTACCCTCAGAAGTTTGCGTGTCATTTCACCGAGGAAGAGGGCCTTAGCTGCAAATGTATTGGGAACATGCATGAAGGTGTTATTCAATAGGATATCAAGCACAGTTTCCCTCTGAAAACCTTTCGTCAAAGTCTTCAAGAATTCGTGTGCTAAGTAAGTATCTAAAATAGGATACGCATCATGAATACACGCAATAAGCAATGGCTCCAACGTTTTCATTTCTGCCGAGTCATCATTTGCTGGCAAAATCATATTTATAATGTCACGGTCGGACTGAACACCAAGAGCACGGAACACAATAAATAGGGGAACCGCACCACGAATGAAGGGCAACATTACACGAACAGAGTTCTCTTCACGATCAACATACATCGCCGTTTGACGAATTTGTTTATTCTTAGGATTGAGTGATGAGCAACGAGCAAACGCCACAACTTTCTGATTAGATTCCGGATACTTTCCAGCATAGACTGAATTGAAGGCTGTTTCTTCGCTTGTAACTAAAACTTTCTCGGCCCCGTCCACTACAAAATATCCCCCTTGGTCATACATACATTCACCGAGAGACTTGAGACGTGTGTGCTCAGGTGTATTTGTGGCGCACAGCATTGAGCGTAACATAATCGGCAAGTTGAAAAGCTGATGACGCTTGCGGTCTATGTTCATGATTTCGGTGGGCGCATACTGTGGAGGGATACCACCCGTTCCAGTTCCGGGAACAAGAGTATTCATTGTGACCTTGACCTTTATGTCCACCAAAATGGATACAGCATAGGTTAGATTTCTGAGACGAGCTTCCATGGGAAACATGCGCCTTATAGTTTTAGCATCATCTAGTGTAATAATGGGCGACGCAAATTGAATTCCTAGATTCTCGGCCTTGTCCACTTCACCACCAATGAAGATTTCCGTTTTGTAGGCGTAAATACCCGAATCCTTCGCACCCAGAGGTTCTTTCAAAATCGTGATGGGATTTTGATTGAAAAACAGTTCAGGCAATTCTTTGCTAACGAAATAGTTATAACTGTCAATGGCATATCGTGATAAACTTGTTGTTGAATCTGTGAAATAAAGTGTAATTAAGCTTGCTGCTAAATCACTAATGTTCGGTTGGTTGGCTGCCATTACCTATTTTCGGACTCTATAAATTTCAGGCAGTCTAACTGCGACTAAAATTTAGATATAAAGGCTTTATCAAGATGTTAAGCGACCCCTTTAGCTTGTGGTCTTCCACACTAGGGGCAGTTGGCTCGTGATACCCTGCGCTGAGTTATCAATCGGTACCTTCATTTCACTATATTCTAGATTAAAACCAGGTATCGTAGGGTTGCCCGTTGAAAAACGGGGATTTGTCACACCTAAAGAGGTATTAATACCGAGTTCAGCTGTGCTCATCGGCACAGAGCCGGGAAGGCTGAACGCAGCGCCGCCAATCTGAGATTGACGCTGTTTGTCCAACCTGTTGGATGAACCGCCACGCTGTCTCCTTTGACTGCTTCGGCGATTTACCTTGTTATCACCCATGCCCGGTTTCGGCCCGTAGCCCGCCCATCCATCCGCCGGAATACCGCGGTCCTGCGCAATAGTGTAGTAGCTGACAGGGCTCGCGGCGGCAAACTGGCTACTCTGTGTAATATCCGCAGGCATCTTCAACATAACCGGAGCCAGAGAACCGGGGCCATACGCATCTCCTACAGGCGAGAAAGCCAAGGCACCGCCATTTTGCTTTTTGTTTTTGCGTGTCTTTCCCATCTTAACATGCGTGCTGGCCTGTAGATGCGCAAAACGCTTAGCAATCTTGGCAGCTGTGGACGCCGGGAGAAAGGACTTTGTCTTCTTTAGCCACTCATCTTGGATAAACGCTGTTAGCTTTGCCGGACTAGGATTACTACGCTTCACGAAACGCAAAACAGCCGTATCAAACTTAGTAACTTTAGCATTTACTGAGTTAGATTTTAATGAACCACGCTGTTTCTTACTGACTTTCTCTGTTGGCATCCTCTATTCTTGTTATTTAAAAAATTTATAGAAGGGAACCTGTATTACCTATCGATCCTGTAGAGGGACGACTTAAAACCAAATTTGAAAAACTCCGTGTACTACTTGCCACTGTAGTTTGCGCACGCGTAATCATAGAATCAGTTGCTTCCTTAATACCGGGGTCCGTGTTATAATAGAACAAGCCCATTCCTAAGAAGACAACGAGTGTCAGGAGAACAACGCTTCCATAGAACTGTAAGTTATTTTGCCATGTGCTGAGTCTGTACTCAGAGCCGAACTGATTTATGTGTAGATAGATGCCGACTACCAGTGCTATCGAGCATATCAAGATAATTAAGTTAGCCGGAGCCTTAGGGACCAGGGGAATCAATACAAAAATAGTTAGGATTGAAGCGAACGCTACGGTCCACATTGTGAAGTAGTTCAGAATGTTACTGAATCCCCCTGAGGCAGCAGAAGCCGTCTGTTGCGAAGGTGTGATTATAAAGTCATCTAGAAATTTTAAAGGATCCATAGCCTTGTTCATTCTCTATGATAAGGTCTCTAAAATTTAGAAAGTAGATCCACCGTTGTTAGAAGGGTTTTCCGGCAACAATACCGAGTCAAATGAAGTTCTTCATAAATCTTCTTTTCAGGCGTTTCCAGACTATTCTTTCCATCAAAATACTTGGGCTTGCCAAAAGCCTCACCCTTCTCCTCCTTTAGACGACGCTGGTAATATTCCCACTTATTTGCTAGAAGCTTGCCACACTCAAAACAACGAATTGGAATTAGCATTTGCCTCCTTCTATCTTTTAAACTGGTTTCAAATTTTAAACACCCACTTTGAAGCGCGGTAAATATCTCTGACTGGTTTGTTTGGATAAATAAGAAATGAGCAGTATCGGACGCAACGGCAATCGTTACAATGGTCTTCGTTCAGTCCTTAACACAGTTACAACAGCGTCTACAACCACGCAGGAGCAATTAAAGGCTGTTGTCTTATCAACAACGGACCAGCAGAAAAGTGTTAATAAGCGTATGGAAGACATGGAGACGCTTGTTCAGATTCTCCGTGGTGAAGTTCAGGCGCTCAAGATGGAGTTCCAGTCACAGAAGGCTGACACACAGGGCAACAAGCTGGATGTTGTTACGCAGAAGGCTGACGTTCAGCAGTTGAAGGCGGACATTGCGGTTCTCCAGAGCCAGGTTAAGGCTCTTACGAAGTAAGTAGTATCTTTCCAGCAGATGTCTCCTTCCACCCTATAATCTCAATTTGTCCCGTGTGATGTTTTGTATGACATTCTTCACAGAGGACTGCTAGATTGCCAGCGTGATTTTTTGAAACTCCAGGGGCTACTTTGCCCTTCTTAGCCTTCTCTTGATGGATGATATGATGAACTTCGAGTTCTTTTGAGCCCTCTTTGCCACATACAGAACATGCTCGGCGTATAACACTACTATTATATCTGCTTACGGGTTGCGCTAAAGCTGAAGGGGCCAGACCCTGGAGCCGGCGACGAAAAGCAGTGGCTTTTTCCAAGAATGAGGGAGGCATACGCAAGGCACGGCAGACTTCTAAGCCATAATTCATTTCACCGCATCCTTCCTGTAAATCTCTGTCATAGACTAACTGACCATTAGCGATATCAAATCGCACACGCAAATGGAGCCATTTCAAACCCGCCTTTGTTAATAGTTCGGGAAACCGTTGAAGTTCATGTAAGTGTGTGGCAAAGAAGAACGAGGCCCGTTTTTCTAGCAAACATTCTAGTCCTGCCGCAACGAGCGCTGCAGCGGAAGATGTTTCCGTTCCAGCACAGAGTTCATCTCCTAAGACTAGGCTCTGTTGATCCGCATATTCTAAGATGTTGCGGAATTCAGTCATTTCCACAACAAAAGAACTCATTCCTGCCCACAAATTGTCATTTCCAAGAATACGTGTAAAGATTGACGCATATGGAACAATCTTGAACTGAGTGGCCGGAACAGGACATCCTGCTTGGGCTAACAAGATACTGAGACCGATTGACTTCATAAGACTGCTTTTGCCACTGCTGTTCACACCAAACAGAAGAATACCACCTTCGGCTTTTGCTACCAGGCTTTCTTCTCCTTCTGTTGCAGTAGCCAAAGACCCTAGTGCTACAGTGTGGGGAACATACATAACATCATGGCGGATACGTTCTAAGATTCCGTGGCGCAACCCCTCTGCGAATAAACCAGAGTGATCTCCTTCTTCGTAGATAGGTGAACAATAGCCATACTCTTCTGCTCGTTCAGCTAGGTTCAGATTTACATCCGTCTCGGCAACAAAGCCAACAATCTGTTGAAACACGGAGAGTAATTGAGTCGCTAGCTCATCAAGCTGGTTAGGCCATATGATCGCCCATTCCTTTTCCCAGCCTTTTAACGTCTTAAGACCACAGGTATTCAGCGCATCAATCTCATCGGATTTTAGGTAATAACTCCCTTTGACTTCTTCCAAGCATAAGGTGGGTGTTAAGACTTTTGCTTTCAAGACTTTATCGCATCGAGTCTTTGTTGCGTATACAGCAAACGGTCGGTCATCTTCCCTCGTTGGCTGAAATCCATCGGGAACAATCGTACGACATTCTGCTAGAATGCTGGTGTATTTGGTGTTGGCTTCCTTCCATCCTAATTCAAACGTGTTGAGTGTTGCTGAAACATTGGTGGGCCACGGATTTACACATTCAATTTCTTTAGCATCACGCACTTGGGCCAACTTTACTAAATCCCACTTCTGTTGAATATCCTTTATCAGTACTCTGATAGCCTTTGTATCCTCTGTTTCGGGAAAACCGGCTGTCTCAGTTCCCTTAATAACTTCCTCAACAGAAATCAAAGAAGATAAAAGTTTCCAGACATCTGCGACTGAGGCAGATTTGAGCTGAATGCGCCTAAATAACTTCTCAATATCGTACACTTTCTTGAGACCCGCAACTACATCCAACTTTCCAGCACAGTCACGCCATTTATCTATCACCGCAATTCTTTCCCTAAGAACTGAGACATCTTTGATAGGTTGAAGCAAACGCTGACGCAGAGCGCGACGGCCACACGCAGTTTGGACCTTATTAAAATAATGAAAATAGCATTCATTCTGCTTGTCCTTATTCTTGTTAATCATGCCCACTTGCTCAAGAGTGTGATTGCCGAGGCGAACATATTCGGATGCTTGAAAGTCTGTAGGAAGCTTGAGGTTTTTGATTAGGGCGGGATTGTGTTCTTCTACGAATGCAAGAAGATGTGCTAAGACTCGGCGTGTATCGGGCTTGCGGTCAATTTGTAACTCGGAAAAGAGAAGGGCCCTTTCTAATGAAAATGAGCGGAGCAGAATATCTTCTTCGGCCTTTACGGCTCCCTTCTTGTGCTCGTAGGTCCGAATATGAAGAGGAATATTGTAGGGTAGATGGAACATTTCTCGTAGGGTAGTTGCTTCTAGTTTTTCTTCAGTGGACCAAACAATCACTTCTGCTGGTTCGTACGTAGACAGGGCTAAGTAAATATCATCTCCCGTTGTTCCAACCATTGTGTTTCCCACAATGATTTTTCCGGTTGCGCAACTAATCGCTGCCGAGTGGATCATGAGATCATCAGCCTGTTCACAGAAAAACGCCCATAGCCAACGATCTAGCACGGGTGTACTATACTCTGCTTCTTCTTCCGCAAACGTTCCAGCAGACACAATATTGCTGATATCTCTTTTATAAGTTTTACCCTCCTTTTCCTGTGTGATAAAAACACCACGATATCCTTGGCGTATGAGAATCCTCTCGTACTTTTTTACAACATAGTCGGGAAAACCAGAAAAGAGTTTATTGTGTGTAGGTAGTCCCTTTTTGACAGAGATTGGTGTTTCACTAACACTAATTTCCAACAATGCGGATGCTTCACGGATATTTGTTTGCCCTTGGCCACTTGCGATAGGACACGAATCATACATCTCAAAGAACTTGCCTACTTGCATTAAAACCACGATTTTGTCTCCGTACTTTTCTTTGGCCTCCTTATAAAAGTTCTGATACATTTCAATCATGCCTTTGGGCTCCATTTACTATAGAGTATCTTATATATATTCACGTCTAAGCTTTAGGACCTTCTGCCACCCTTATCTGGGTAAAAGCAAATATTTACAAGTCTATACGCAACTTACGTTCCTTGTAGAACTTCCGCGTTTTCTTTGTTTGAGAAGTGGATGGAAGTGTTATTTTTTGTTTAATGGTAGAAGCGGGAACAGGGGCAACAACTTTCTTTACAGGCTTTCCTACAATTGTAATCTTTTGCATTTTCTTTGTTTTCGGTAAAATGGTTATCTTGGTTTTTGCCGGAACAGGAACAGGAACCGGAACAGATTTAGGCTTTGGCGCAGGAAGAGCTGACTTAGGAACCAACTTAAAGACCTGTTGAGTCTCAACCTTTATGCCCTTAGGCTTTTCCGTTCCCTTTTGCGTTATAACAACTTCCTCAATCTTCACAATGGCTTCACCCTTCACATCGGTTTTATCCACAGCACGTTGTGTTTTATTCTTGCGCAGTCGGCGTTTTCTTGTTTTTGTCTCTTCACCTGTTGAAGAGATCATTGAAACTTCCTTTACTTCTGCGTCAGGCATATCCCTATTTAAGGATATCACATAAAATTGACCTAGTTTATCAGACCTATTTGAAGCATAAGATGTTTCATGAAATCCTTGATCTGTACTTCAAGCAGCATGATAGCCGGCAAATTATCTATCATCAAATCGCAAGTTTTAATTATTTTCTGGAATACGACATTCCAGAAGCAATCATGCGTTGCTGTCCTATCCGGGTAGTCGGTTCTCCCGATTTGACTCTTACAGGAACAACGCGCGCTGCTGCTGGAACCGCAGGAACTGCTATTCGTGTCACTGTAGAAGGTAATGAAGAGGCAGCTGCGGCGGCTCTTGTAGCACAGACCACTGCTGCTGCAGCAGGACTAGAGAAGTCTCCGCGCGAAGTGGAGGTTATTGTTCAGTTTCAGAATGTCAGTATTCGCAAGCCAACAATCTTTGAGAACAATGGAGCTGTCACGCCTATGTATCCAAATGATGCTCGTCTCAGGAACTTGACGTACGCAGCACCCATCTATGTGGACCTTCATGTGACCACTACGATTAAGGACAAGAACAAGGGTTTTGAGGAGACCAAGGTCCGCCTCCTTCCCAATATTCACGTTGGCAAGATTCCCGTCATGGTGAACAGTAAGTTCTGCCAGCTGTCCGAAAATCCGGAGAAGACACCGAAGGAACAGGGTGAATGCTCGGCTGATATGGGTGGGTATTTCATTGTTCAGGGCTCTGAGAAGGTCATTATCAGTCAGGAGCGCATGGCTGAGAACCGCCTCTTTGTTTTCCGCAACAACAAGGTCAAGAACCGCGAAGCCGAAGTCATTGAGTGTAAGAGCATTGGTCCCGACAACGAGGGTGCTCCGAAGACGATTGCTGTCAAGATTCTGCTGAACCCGAAGAATCCGACCAATCCGGAGACTATCCGCGTTTCACTTCCCCGTATCAAGACTGAAGTCCCGCTCTTTATTCTCATGCGATGCCTCGGCATTGAGCGCGATGATGAGATTATTCAGATGATTACGGGTTCCAAGGAGTCACCCTATGATATGATTCTACAGGAGTGTATCATTGATGCGGATGAGACAAGGACAAAGGACCAAGCCCTAGAGTGGATAACCAAGTACATTGGCAGCGGTTCATCTATTCGTGAAAGTTTGACGGCATATTCTCTTCCATATGTCAAGCCGAACAAGGCACTCGTTGTCCAAGAGATTCTAGCAGAAGAACTCTTTCCCCACATCGGTGGAATCCAGGTTCTGCGGGAGAAGGCCTTCTTCTTAGCAGCCATGACGCTCAAGTCCCTACAGTGTTATTATGACCAGATTATCTCTGATGACCGTGATGGTTATCCGAATAAGAAGGTGGAGTCACCCGGCAACTTGCTCGGCAACCTCTTTCGTTACTACTTCTCAACGCGGTGTATCAAGGAGATGAAGTCGGCCATTACCACGGAGATTCACAATGGTGCGTGGAAGACAACGGGACGCATTGAGGAGATTATCAATCCGAACAATGTGTATAAGATTCTCAAGTCGACAACCGTGGATATTGGTCTCAAGTCTTCGCTAGCAACCGGCAATTTCAACTGCGGGAAGATGGGTATCAAGACGGGTATCAGCCAGGTTCTTAACAGGTTGACGTATCTTTCCGGTATCTCCCATTTGCGCCGGTGCTCTACTCCGATTGAAAAGACAGGCAAGCTGATTCCTCCCCGTAAGTGCCACAACAGTCAGTGGGGTTATGTCTGTCCCTCAGAGACGCCGGAAGGTCATTCAGTAGGTGTAGTCAAGAACTTTGCTTCCACATCGCAACCTACCTTGCCTATGTCAGCCGAGCCCGTTCTTCAGTACTTGTACGATGTCCTAAACATGAAGCCTCTAGCAGATTGTGTCTTCGGTGACACTTTTATTGGAATCCGCATATTTGTCAACGGTGCTTTTGCTGGAATGCTACATACCGAGCCTGGTGCTTCAGTTCTTAAGAAGATTGGTCAGCTCCGGAATGCCAAGCGGTCCGGTCGTATCAACATCTTTACCAGCATTGTTGCCAACAATCCGCGTGGCAACCAGAGTTTCGCTGAAATCTGGGTCAATACAGAGGGTGGTCGTATTGTTCGGCCTGTGCTAGTTGCAGCGGCCCTGCGTGACCTGCTGGACCATCCGGAGATTAAGGGCCCTTGGTACAGTTGTAAGCAATGGAACGATTTCCTCCAGTTCAAGACACCCAAGGGACACAATCTGGTTGAATACATTGACCCGTCTGAGACTGAGAACTTCTACATTGCGATGTATCCCAATGACTTGAAGGAGAAGGCAACTGAGCCCTATACGCACTGTGAAATCCATCCAAGTATCCTATACGGAACGATGGCCTCTAACATTCCCTTCCCCGACCACAACCAGTCACCGAGAAATGCCTATCAGGCGGCCATGGGTAAGCAGGCTATGGGTATCTACGCCTTGAACTTCCGTGACCGCATGGATACAATGGCAAACTTGCTCTGCTATCTGAATGTGCCCCTTGTGTCGCCCTACATGTCGCGATACTATAAGGCGCAGGATATGCCTTCCGGATACAATATTGTGGTTGCTATCGCAACATATGGCGGATATAACCAAGAGGATTCTATTATGATTAACCGGGCAGCGCTTGACCGTGGTCTATTCCGGTCTATCTTTTACCGCACATACAAGGATGAGGAGAAGAAGAACCAGGCTTCGGGAGAAGAGGAGCGGTTCTGCCAGCCCGATGGAGTACTAACAAAGCATATGAAGCTGGCGAATTATTCAAAGCTGGGAACAGATGGTTTTGTTCCTGAGAACGTCTATGTCAACTCAGATGATGTGCTGATTGGCAAGGTTGCGCCTATCAGGTTGCGGGCACCCGATGGCGCTGCTCTAGCAGGTGTTGGTCATGCGACTCTACAGGCCATGTCGGGCGCTGCGGCGGCTGCAGCAGTAGAAGCAGCGGGTGGTAAGCGTTACAAGGATGTATCAAAGTTGCTCCGAAACAATGAGACAGGCTTTGTTGATAAGATTTACAGGGGCAGGAATGGTGAAGGCTATTCATTCGTGAAGATTCGGGTTCGCAGTGAACGCGTTCCAACAATTGGTGATAAGTTCAGCTCTCGTCACGGTCAGAAGGGAACTGTAGGTCTGATTCTGAATCCGTGGGATATGCCGCGAACCAAGAACGGCCTTGTTCCTGATATCATTATCAACCCGCATTGTATTCCTTCCCGTATGACAATCGCACAGTTGATGGAGATGTTGCTCGGAAAGGTGTGTTCGCAGAATGGTATTATGGGTGACGGGACGCCTTTTAACGAACTATCACCGGAAATGATTGCCGAGGAATTGCTAAATTCGGGCATGGAACCTTATGGAAATGAACTCTTATACAGCGGATATTCGGGCAAGCAGATGTCCTGTAATATCTTCATGGCTCCTTGTTTCTACCAGCGACTGAAGCATATGGTTGACGACAAGATCCACTGCTTAACTGAGGAACATGATGTTCTAACACAAAATGGATGGAAGCCCATCGCTGAAGTTGCGATGGAAGATAAGGTGGCAACAATGCAGGAAGGGCAACTAGTCTACGAGCACCCTATCAAGACTCTTGAGTTTGACTATGAGGGTCCAATGTATAACTTGAGGTCCCAGCAGGTTGACTTAACTGTCACTCCTAATCACAGGATGTGGGTGGCAACGCCTCATACAAGGGCAAAGGTCTGGAAGTACGGCTTCCATGAGGCCATGGATATTGCTGGAAAGCATGTAAAGTATCAGAAGAACACACAATGGCTAGCACAGGACTATCAGTTTATTCTCGGTCAAAAGGAACTTCCCAATATGGACGCTTTCCTGATTGTACTGGGAATCTGGTATGGGGAGGGCTGGGCCAATAATCGGTCGGTCTGTTTTGCAGCAAACAAGCCGAGAGTCCAAGAGGCATTGTCTTCTGCGCTTGATACTCTAGGTTGGCCTTGGCGATTTGATGAAAAGTCGCAGAAGCTTGAAGTTCTCCATTCAGCCCTCAAGGAATATCTCATTCCATTTAGCACAGGTGCTACAAAGAAGGCGTTGCCCGAATGGGTTTTCCGCCTATCAGCCGACCAGTCGCAGACTCTCCTAATGGGTCTTCTGCTGGGTGATGGACACACGACCGCATCTAATTCAGAGATTTATACAACATCCTCGACAGTTCTAGCAGACCAGGTTCAGCAACTCTCCCTCCATGCAGGCTGGTCCGCAAATAAGATTCTACATACATCGGCAGGAACACCCTATAAGATTGGAGATCACTCAGGCACAACAACTGCTGACTTGTGGTCTCTTCGCATTATTAAGGCCAAGAACAATCCCGCAGTCAATCACGGTCATCACAAGGAACAGATGGGTCAGTCCGAGACTTGGTCAGAGTTTGAAGGCAAGGTCTACTGCTTAGAAGTTCCGGGTGGTCTGTTCTATGTTCGGAAGAATGGCAAGCCTGTTTGGACCGGCAATTCTCGTGCTTCAGGACCACTAGTTATGCTGACCCGCCAGCCCGCAGAAGGAAGGGCGCGTGATGGTGGCTTGCGTTTTGGCGAAATGGAACGTGATGTAATGATTGCGCACGGAGCTTCAGAATTCCTCAAGGAGCGTATGCTGGAAGTCTCCGATAACTTTGAGGCATTCCTTTGTAGGAAGTGTGGTCTGCTGGGTACGGTCAATCAGGAGCAGAATATCTATATCTGCCACGCTTGCCAAGAGCCTACTGGTTTTGCCCGTCTTCGTCTCCCCTACGCCTACAAGTTGTTCTTACAGGAGTTGGAGTCTATGAATATCAGCAGTCGCTTGATTCCGGATCGTCTTCTCAACTCATTCCCCGAAGGCGAAGAGCGGACTGACAAGGTCTAATAATATTTTGGAAAGGTCCTACGCAAGAGGTAGTAGACAAGGCCGAAAACTGCGGCATGGAATACAACCTGAGTTAAACGCGACTGGCCTGGCGGTAAAGATAACAGAACACCGGGGGAAAGGAGAACAAAGAGCAGAACAGGTATAACAATATTAAGGTCCATAATATACTGGCTTAATATTTTTATTTTTCCACTAGTAAGAATAGAATGGACCCTATTTCACTCCCTATGAAACTAGCAGTAGAGTTTGCTGGAACGCTCTTTTTCTTATCTGTCATTATTTCAACGGGCAACTGGGCTGCCATTGGCGCTGCGCTTGCTCTCGTTGCTTTTTTGGGTGGTGGAATTTCTGGAGGCCACTTTAATCCCGCAGTGACCTTTATGTTTTTTGTTAAGGATGAGATTCCTCTGAGGGACGCACTAGCCTATGTGACCGTTCAACTGCTGGGCGGAATAGCAGCATTCTTCCTGTATGACAATCTTGTGACTAAGACTATTGCTTTAAAGCAGTGAAAAAGAGGCGGCTAAGGCTAATAATAATGAAAGAGCAACTAGTTTATTGGCTACATTAGCATCAAATGAGCCACTAAATTTCTCCTTTACCGGCTTTTTGGGAAATCCATCAAAGTTATGCGTTTTTGGTATTCTATTAAACTGCTCTTCAGAAAGATAAACATTATAGCCGTTCTTGTCCAACTTCTGAACCCACTTTGTCTGGCGCGGAGGCCAACCAGGATCTACCGGCCCTTCGAGCCATGTTGTATTTCCACCCGGCCGTTCAACATCAGGTTTTGTGCGACCATACAAGTCGCCCACGGGCAAAGTAATTAAGCGACAATCCGGAAAACCACTTGCCATAGCTGCGCTAAACAGAGGAAACGGATTCAGAGCATCACGCGCATCTTCCATGATACCTGGAGCTACACCAGCAGGAGCAGGCAAACCAGCAGATTGTAGACCTTGTTTAACCTTTTCACCTAAGATGTCGCCTTTTGTTACTGAATCACGATATACGTTCATCTCAGCTCCATTGGGACACATCATACCTGTTCCTTGAAAGGAGCGAAGACCAGGTTTGACGACATCGCGGTCATTCAACAGGGATTTATCGCCAAAAGCAATAAAGTCCACATAATAATTTACCCCTTTTACGTTTGATACCAATTGATCCATTGAATTACCGTCACGAACACCAATGTCTCCGGGCAACGGAACTGCGTCAGCAAAATCGTATGAAACTTGATCTGGTTGAGGCTGTTGTGCCATCCCTATTTTAGGGCTGCGTTTATTTTTAGGTCTTTTATCTCTAAAATTGAACTTAAAAAGAAGCCCCCTTTTTGAGCAAATGGAGATATCCGAAGAACTTTGGTTATCTATTAAAGACTTCACGGTTGTGCCCGACGCAGGCGTAGACAACTGGTGTTGTCCTGCCTGTCACACCAACGAAGCAGTGGAAGAAATCAATGAAGAGATGATCTGCCGGAAGTGTGGGACAGTGCTAGAAACTCTTATTTTACAGGGCCCTGAATATCGGTGGTTTGGTTCGGAAGACCGCAATCCTGACCCCAGCAGATGTTCATGCCCAATTAATCCTTTGCTTCCTGAATCCAGTCTAGGAACCACAGTGCTAGTAAAGGCGAATCACAGCAGAGAAATGCAAAAAATTAAGAGGTATCACTTGTGGAATCAGACCCATCACAGAGAACGGACTCTGTGGAATATATTTGATAGCCTACAGATTCGTGGAGTCAATGCGGGTGTTTCTCTAGCCGTTGTGGAAGAAGCAAAACGTCTTTATCATGAGGTCAGCCGGGATGTTGTCGTACGTGGCACTCAACGCGAAGCATTGTTAGCATCTTGTTTGTATGAAGCACTCAAGACATGCCATGCTCCCCGGCGCCCCTGCGACATTGCGAAGATTTTCAAGATTGAAACCAATCAAATTACTAAAGGAATCAAGCAGTTTCAGAATCTCTTTGAGCGCGCCCAAAGGAAAGAGGGCCATTCATCCGATACAATCCGTGACCAGCTTCTCAAGTCATGCACTTACAAGGATTTTATTGAGCCTTTCTTACAGAATCTTCATTTTGTCCGTGACAAGCACCTTGCGGTCACTGAACTCGTTCATGAAATCTGCGAACGAATTGAAGAATGGGGCCTGGTACCTGAAAATACCCCTCCGTCTTTGACGGCTACATCACTAACAATGGCAATCAAGCATCTCGGATATTCAAAATCTATTAAGGAAGTGGCAGTAGCCTGTGATATTAGCGCAGTTACTATTCAAAAGTGTTTGAAACGTCTCCAACCCTGGCAGGAATCTATTTTAACGGGCAAATTATAACTTGCGCAAAAATACTGGTCTAAAGTAGGGTAATGTCTAGTTTCTGGGCAAGATTATTTGGTTCAGCAACGTCTAGTGAAGGAGTCTCAAGTTCATCTGCTCAAGCACAGCGTCAATATCTTAATACCATTTTTAATGATCTTGTTGTCAGCAACACCAATGAAATAGATATCACAACACTAGCAAATCCTAGGCTATGCCAAGACTACGTTTTTTTACTAACAGGCATATACGATGATCTGCTGAAAGCAAGGGACCAGAAAAAACAAAAGGCGCTTGTTATGGATTCAACACAAGGAACGGATTCATTTGAACTGGCCTATTTTTTCAGAAAACAAAGTGAACGTCCATCGGAGGCTAACATCTGTAAGGAAATGGCGATTTTTTATCTACAACTCATTTGCTTGATGTATACAGTTGTCTTATCAACGGGAACACAATATCAGCCTCCGGCCACTTTGGACAGGCGCAGACCGGTCGCTGTTACGCGCAAGAGACAGTATGGCGGCGACGGAAAGACCCGGCGTTTTAGGCAACGGGGTGGAGCGCGTCTACAAGATTTACAGCAGTTTTTGGATATCACTTATCCTGATGCCGAAGGTATTACTGCTAAGCCTGATGATTATAAGCAATTATTGCCGAAAGAACTAGTAAGTAATATCCCTAAAGAATTTATTCTCTATCAAAGGCAAACATCCTCAAGGCGTCTGGATTTCTTCGTCTACACAGATAAAATGCGGTTAGATCCCATCCAGTTTTATTTGAGAGTTGTAGGCGAAGGCCAGCGTTCATTTGATTTTGAGGTCTATCGGTGCCCGGCTCCGGGTAATTATGACTTAAACTATCCCATCTTAAAAGCGAATGGACGCATCACAGGTCCACAATTTACATTTGAATCTGATCCCCGGCAAATGAATATCGTGTTCGGAATACAGCAGGATGAATATAACATGGATACACTTGTACAAATGATGCTAGTGGCTGCTAAGGCTAAGTTGTTAACACTAGCTGCTAATCGTCGTGCTATCATTGGACAGGGGCGTCTCCAAGATGTCTCTGTTATCCCGCTTACATCGACTGTTACTACTGCTGGTTATGGCACTGGTTATGGCACTGGTTCTGCCTCTGGTTCAGGCGGAGTCCAGTCAACACAGTTTACCACGATGGCTACCGATTTACGTACCAAGATGTCTTCTCAGCAGTCCAGTTTATATCAGATGCGCAAGAGAATGTTAACACCTGCTGGAGACCGTATTCAAGTGATGAGTCTGAAGTCTGATTTCCTCAAGCAGATCATTGATATGATGGCCCGCGGTACATCCTATTTCAGAGGAACTCCTGTAATCACACCGCGTATTCGTCCTCTGCTAGAACAGTGGGAACTTGCTCGTAAAACCAATGAGACACGTTACAATCAAATCTCAGGACGTGTTCCTCCTTTGACTGCGCAACAACTTGCAAAGTTAACTGAGTATAGTAAAAAGTTGGATGTAGCAAGAGACACATATACAGTGAAAGTTGGCGAAGTCATTACAAAGCAGGTTATGGTGTACAAGGGTGGTAAGTTCCTCTTGAATGATGACTTCTTCAGCCCTGTTAAGAATAGAGCCTCATCAATCCATAAGTTAGACTTGGTTGTTGAAAATGTAGCCGATTTAACTCTCCAGCACTATATTGAACTGGAGAGAATAATGAAAGAGGCGATTGATAATGTTCTCATTTACGGTGGCGGAGCAGGACTTGTTTAAAAATGCCTGTAGGGCATGCCAGTAAGTGATATAGGCCGACCCCAGCATTCTAGCAGTAAATCTCCTTCCGACAGTGACCAGCCTTCTTTTTCTTTAGCTCCAACCCGACTAAAATCAATATACACTGAGGATAGCCAAAGTTGTATATTGTTGGGAACAATTGTGCGTAGCAGTGAAAGAGAAACGTGACCTTTGCCGGAAACCCAGCAGACTTCCCATTGTTCTTTCTCATTCGGATATGTTACGCGCCACGTATTGTACAGGATTACTTTGGTTCCTTCTACGCTCAATTGTAGAACCGATTCTTTCCTGAGTGGTGGCGCTAAGCCAACGCACCACGAATAGCTTCCCTTTGCTAACGGAGGAACAAGATTATGTAACAGACTGGCACCTTCCCTAAACCCTAGGACTGTGAATGGTTTCCCCTCTTGTAGCCATCCCATCCGCGCTCCTTGATAAATTACATTTTCAAGAAGCATTGCTGTTAATCCTTGACCTCGCGCATCGCGGTGAACACAGATACAATCTACAGACATGATGGACCATGGTTTTTCAGCAAGGCGACGGAACATGAGGGTTGCTAGAAGCATATCTTTATAGGAGAAGCCCCAAATTCGTATATTTGTATCCGCTAACCAGTCAGTGACAACATCTGCTGGAGGATTGAATAACCAGTCGGCTTCGCAATAATGAGAACCCCAGAATAAGCGCAAGAGTTCAACATGATTGGGCATCATCCGCCTTATTTTGCCATCAACAGGAACATCTGGTTTTTGGGCTAGGTCCATTGAAAAAACCGCTTCTTTGTTACAAGAAAGATGATATGTTCTCGGCCACACACTTGGCATCTACCAATAAATTTGAAACTAGGGTGGGGGGCTGACCGCAGTTAGGCGAACAATGGAATCTAAGTCGGAGAATGAAAAGTCAATGAAGCGATGCTCGCTACCAGAATGTAAGAAGAAGCTGTCACTTGTTCAGCAGACAACGTTGTGTAAGTGTTCTAAGGCTTTCTGTGGGGCACATCGTCACGCAGAAAGTCATAGTTGCGATTTTGATTATCATGGTAAGACTCAGCGGGATTTGAGCAATGCCCTAGTGAAGGTACAGGGCGAAAAGATTGAGGTAATTTAACCAGACGACTTCTGTTTCTCTAGCCAGTGCTTCATATCAGGATACTTTCTCTTAAGATGTATCAGCCAATCTTGCGCACATTCATAGGAAAGACAAAACTCTCCATTTCCAGATGTACCGTTACTTTCTTTCCAGCAAATACGAAACATTTCTGCTTACAGCATAAGCACAAAGCAGTATCAATTTTTTATGGCCCTACTTTACAAAAAAAAGCAGATATTGGTATTCATAACCAATTGACCGTAAATCAGTGTAGTCTCTGTAACGGAAACCGACTTCTTCCGCTTCCTTCACCACTTTTTCCATGGTCGGCATGAAAAGTTGGTGCTCTTGTTTTCTGTGTGTCCCATCCTTGAATTTAAACTCCTCCGAGAAGTTCGCCTTTTCATTATTCAAGTCAAACTTAGCATCATATGTGAATGTATCAAACGCAACGCTGGATTCCATTATTCGCTGTTTAGCATATTTTTGTAGAGAAAAGGCAGGGAAAGGAGACGCTGAGTCTAAGATAGGGTCAAACTTGTTTCTGTTTACAACATGGAGGGCAAAGATAGAACCAGGCTGTAGCCAAGCATAACAGTTCTTGAAAATATCTACGCGGTCCGGGAAGTAGTATAAAGTGAAATAGAAAAAGCAGACAACATTGAATTCTTCATCTTTGAACAGCGTTGAAGTAAGAGCATCCCCAATTTTCCAATCCACATTCTTATCAGGGAACTTTGCTCGTGCCTTATTAATCATAGCTTGACTTCTGTCCAAACCTGTTACATGACCTGCTCCAGCTTTTACAAGTTCACTAACATGATCTCCGGTTCCGCAACCGACATCTAGAATTTTCCACTCTTCTTTCTTCGGAAAAAGCCGTGTAATATATTTAGTGACAATTTCAGTTTCATAGGGAATGCGCTCTTTTTGACCTTGAACAAGTTGGTCATAGACTCCGGCATAGAATGCGTCATATAAACGGTCATTGCCTATGATAACAGTGTCTTCTTTGTTTTCTTTGGAAGCGAAGCCTTCCTGTAAAGTGTATTTCTGCTGGACTGCCCACCACTGAAGCAAATATACAGCAATGCAAAAAGTAAAAAATATAAAAAAGCCCATCGTCAAGGACATTCTCTGATTAAGGCCCCGCTCTTTTTCCACATAAATTATCGCTGAAAGCAACAGATGGCCGAAACAATTACCGGCTTTTCCAGCAAAGAAGTTCTTCGAACATTGCTCGGAGCCATTATACAGGGTGACCGTGCTGGAGCGCAACGGTGGACGGCTGAACTTCTTTGTACAGAAAAAGGCTATCCGAAATTATTGAGTATTTATATTTTCCTTGGTTTTCGCCATTTTCTTCCTGCTAGTTATTCGTGGGTTCCGCATTGTCGGCAAAAAATCCGTCTCTTAGAGGAACGCTGGCGTTCTTCAGGAGCAACAACTCGTGCTTTTCGTAATTCAACAGAAGTTCGTGGTATTGTAGCTGAGTGGACAGAAATCTGGTGCCAACAACAACAGAAGTCTTCTCCGAAGATTCCAACAAAGAAAGAAGTGTTTACGGCAGCAGCATCTCTTAAATTAACTCTTAAAACTTCACCAACACCCACACTTCATCCATCTGTTCAGTCTGTATGGAAAGCGCACTACGATGCTGATGATTTACGGATTTTATCAAATGAATTAATCTGGGCAATTCAATACCATCAAATGACACGCGCCCAAGTCTATTTTGCCTGGTTGTGGGAACTGGATGATGAACGAGCAAAAAGTGGTACAGTCAAATTATTGAAGAGGGGGCCGGAACACTTAAGTGATACCAATCGTGAACATATTGCGTGGTTCTTATTCTCCATTTTCCAGCATTATGCTGGATATCTGGGGCCAAAGAAACAGGTCGTGCTAGAAACACTGGAACTCTGGAAGGAGACATGGCTACTCTTAGGAAAAACACAGCGCCGTGGGTGTCTAGGTGCTATTTGCGCATGGCTAACAGAAGGAACATTCCCTGATTCACCGCTGATAAAGAATCCGAATCAAATACGACAGACTGTTGCTAACACTGAAGGTATTTACGGAATTATTAAAACTGAGATGGAGGGGCATATTGAAGTAAAAGAGCATGATGCAGATTTGGCTGCAGCTAAAGCGGATAGAGAAGTTGATAAGTTCTCAATGACAAAAGACCAAAAAGAAAGAGCAGCGCAAAAGAAACTTGATTTAGTGAATAAGCAATTGGCTGCTGTGATGGGTATAGATTTCTCGGATTTTGAGGACTAAAAATATAGGCCAATGAATAGGATGGCAGAAAATATTGGTGCTAATGACTTTGGAAATGTATTTAAAAGCTCTGCTGCCAATGATGATATTATTGAAATTCGGTCACCCATTAAGGGTTATGGCAAAACTATTCAGAAAACGTTTCATGGTCCTTGGATGCCTGCTATAACCGGTGTCTTGGGTACTACAGCTGGAGTTGGATTCGGATTTGTTGTGTTTGTCATTGTTCTCAGTTATGTATACGCATCCAGTTATAACTTCTTTACGGACTCAAATACGACATTTCATTCAAATTCATTTCTTAAGAAGTGGGAACCTGTCTATGGAACAGCAGCAAATGGCAGAAAGTCATTAAATCAATATCTAACATCCCTTACGCAGAAAGGAACAATACAGCCTAATCAGAAATGTCTAAGTAACTTCTACATCATGACAGCCAATACTGCTGGAATCGTTAAGTCCCCCGATGGTGTTCTACTTCCAGGTCTTCCTCTTTGCTCCATACAGAGTGTATCCTTCTTACTTCGTGCTGGTGTTCGTGGATTTATTTTTAATGTTCATGAGCTCTTATCCGATCCGGGCAAACCCTATCTTTCAGTTGTTGATCCCGATCCGAATAAGAAGTGGCGAACAATAAGCATGAATACAATTCCTTTCCGTGACCCTATCAACCGCCTCCGAGCAGAAGCATTTGGCGAAGGCTCATTGGGTCGTGAAAAGATTGTTCAGATTAAAAATTCGACTGACCCGATTTTTATTTATCTCCGATTCATTCGTCAGCACAAACCCCTTTTTTACAATAATGTAGCCAATGATTTACAAAATGCTTTCAAGGACTATCGCCTTGACTTTACCTGGGCTTCTGGCAGAAGAGAAACGGACTTCTATACAACAGATATCCAGGAATTTATGGGGAAAGTTGTTATTATGTCTAATCAAAAGGCATCAGGCACAAACCTGGAAGATTTTATTAATATTGTGCCAGTTAGCAGTCTTCCAGCAAATTACAAGGCAGTGGACATAAAAAATATTACAACGGATGAAATAACTAAAATAAAGCCGGTTA